AATTATAGTGTATGTTGTAACACCTCTTGAGAAGACAGTTAATGCAATCCTAGCAAAAACTACAACAATTTCAGCAGTAACACCCTCAATAACTAATATATTAGCTAATGTTTCAGTAACTTCAATAGTAGCTTCAGGCGAGATTCAAGACTTAGTCTTTGCACCTGTAGTACCAATAACTGTCATTGATGGTAATACGATAGTTACACCTACATTAGCATACTCTCCTGTTTTAGAAAATATATCAAGCAGTATTAGTATGACGCCTTACACGGCAAGTGCAGCTACTGTTTTACAATATGAACTAACAGGTGTCGAGAAAGCTCCTACTATTTTGTACTCATCGCTAGATGCAGAGTATGTTATGGATGGGTATCTCGATGATGGTTATGTTTATAAAGGCCAATTATACATATTAGATGGGTATCTGCTAGAAGGATACATCGAATTATAGGAGTAACAAATGGTTCAGCTAGTTACAAGAATTAGTAAAGGATCTCCGTTAACCTACTTAGAGATGGATAACAATCTTGTCTCGCTAAAGACTGGAATTGACACACTAAGCACAACTGTAGAATCTTACATTACAGATAATGATGTTGTTGTGTCCTTTAAAGCAGATAGAAGTGAATTGGCAACTGTTGCCTTCTCAGGAGATTACAGAGATCTTTTAAACAAACCACAGCTAGTAAACGCTAGTTGGAAAATTTTTGAGGAATAATAATGGCAAATGTAAATGATGTAACAGTAAATTATAACTTCCCAATCCCTAATTTAAATAATACAATTACGTATGATATTGGTAGATTGAGAACAGCGTTAAGTAGTATGGATGCTTTGTTTAGCACACATGCTGCAGCAATTAATACAAAAGAAGCTACTGCTAATAAAGGCGTAGCAAACGGCTATGCACCATTAGGCGCAGATACTTTAATCCCTTCACAATATCTTCCTAGTTATGTAGATGATGTTGTAGAAGCAGCTGCTCTTGCTAACTTCCCTGTAACAGGTGAAACTGGTAAGATCTACGTTGCAACAGGCACTGGTAAGACTTATAGATGGTCTGGTAGTGTATATGTTGAAATCAATACATCTGTTGGTAGTGCAGACACATCTGTTAAGTTAACAACACCAAGAACTATTAGTACTACAGGTGATGGTGTTTGGTCTGTAACATTTGATGGTACTGCAAACGTAACAGCAGCATTGGCACTTAAAAATAGTGGTGTTACTGCAGGTACTTATGATACTAGTCCAACAGCTATTACTCCAATTACTGTTGATGCACAAGGCCGTATTACAGGTACAGGCACAGCTGTAACAATTACACCTGCTTTTGCAAGTCTTACTGGTGTCCCTACAACTGTTGCTGGTTATGGCATTACCAATGCATATACCAAAACAGAAGTAGATACGGCAATTACTAATGGTACTCCAAGCTTTACCACATTAACAGGTAAACCTACAACTCTTAGTGGTTATGGTATTACAGATGCAGCGACTAGTGCGGCTTTAACCGCACATGCTGATGATGCTGCATTGCATTTAACTGCAGGCCAAAATACATTTATTGACGCAATCACTGCTTCATCGGCTGAGGTTAATTATCTTGTTGGTGTTACCTCTGCTATTCAAACACAACTTAATGCTAAATTAACAAAATCAGGCGCTACTTGGGCTGACTTTACATAGGTGATTTATGGCGAATACTAATACAGTCACTACAAACTATTCTTTACCAGTCCCTGAATTGACTAATACATTAGTATATGACATTCCTAGGATTAAGACAGCATTGCAGGCAGTCGATACCGCATTATTTGGAAAGCAAGCTACATTAGTTTCTGGCACTAATATTAAAACTGTTAACGGTGTTAACCTATTAGGCTCAGGGGATATAACTGTTGCAAGCAGTGGTGGAGGATTAGCAGCTACTACAATTAAAACAGCTGCATACACTTCAGTCGCTAATGACCTGGTCAGATGTAATACTGCAGCAGGTGCTTTTAATGTTACATTCCCAGCATCACCTTCTGACGGTGCCACAATTGGTTTTGTCGATACTAATAATTCCTTTGGCACAAATAACTTAACAATACTTCCAAATACTGGACAAACAATAGAATCAGACAATACATCATTTATATTAGATATTAGTGGTGCGGCTGTTTCATTTGTTTATACTGGTACTAATTGGAAGTTATTACAAACACCGTCTGTCCCAGCGACAGCAATATTAACAACTGGCAAGGCTATTGCCATGTCTATCGTCTTTGGAGGTTAAATGGCTAGTCCAAATATAGTAAACGTGGCAAACATCTATGGCAGAACAACCTATCTAACACCTAGTGTTGCTACTAATGTTGTATTATTGACCAACGCCGCGTCTAGTGGTAAAATTTTAAAGTTAAATACAATATTAGCAACCAATGTTGATGGTGTAAGTTCTATAAATGCTACTGTCTCCTTGTATACTAATGGTGCGGTGGCTCAAGGATCTGCTCCCAGCGGTGGTACAGCGTTTCCTTTGATATTTACAGTTTCAGTTCCTCCGGGTGCTGCTTTATCCTTGTTAGATAAATCAATATATTTAGATGAAAATATGTCTATTGTTGTAACGTCAGGTACGGCTAGCAAGCTTAATTACACTATTTCTTATGATGAGATTTCCTAATGGCTAAATATCAAGGAGGTATGATTGGAAGCTTAGCGAATAACCCCGATGGTACTAACTATACTGGTAAAGCTAATGGTGTCTTTTCATTACCGCAACAAATTGTTAATAAACGTTCATCTACATGGGCAATAGGTCAGACAAAGCCTAATCCTCCGACAATTGGAACTGCTGGCGCTATTAATAATACTTCAATTTCAGTGGCATTTATCCCCCCTGTACAGAATGGCGGATCTCCTATAACAAACTACACTATTACAAGTTCTGGCGGACAAGTTGTAACTGGGGCAAGTTCTCCTATAATTGTAACCGGCTTAACTACTGGAACGAGTTATACTTTTACAGTTACGGCAACTAACGCAATAGGGACGAGCATTAGTTCAAGTCCTTCAATCGCTGCGTTAGCGCAAAATGCTAAAATATTTTCAATATCTCCAGCTGTATCTGGCAAAACTACTTGGAATCTAGCAATTGATGGCCAATTAACATTACCTTCTGCAGGTACATGGACAATTGTTCCACAAACCGCTTTTACAGCTTCCACAGAAATGTGGGGTGCAGGTGGCGGTGAAGGTTGGAATGAAGCTACTGCGACTAAACGATATGGAGGAGGTGGCGGTTATTCTTCAGCCACAGTTTCATTTGAAATAGGTGCTACTTATTATTTAATCGTAGGTGCTGGAGGACGAGGTGGCCCTGCAACAAATACTGTTTCTAGTGCATCTACAAGCTATTTAGGCGGTGCTTCTGGTGGTTCCAGAGTTCCTGATAAATTATGGGGAGGTTCTGGTGGCGGTCTTAGCGGTATTATTACTTCATCGATTACACAGGCCAATTGTATATTAATTGCAGGTGGCGGTGGCGGTGGTTCTGCTTCATATGGTGATACTGGCAGTAAAGGCGGTGCTGGTGGGGGTACTACTGCACAAGCTGGTGAAAATATAACTCTTTCAGGTGGGGGTGGAACACAAGTTAGCGGTGGAACAGCTGGTTCTAGTAGTGGTGCGGATATTACATCACCGGCAGCTGGTATTGCCTTACAAGGCGGTATAGGCGGTAGTGCATCTGCAACTACTGGCGGTGGCGGTGGCGGAGGTGGTTATTTCGGTGGCGGTGGCGGTGCTGTTAATGGTGGTAATTCTGGTGGTGCAGGTGGCGGCGGTAGCGGATTTATAAATACTGTTTACGCATCCAATGGCACTTTATTAACTGGTGCACGCGAACAACCTGGAAATGCTGCTAGTATTAACAGAGGGACTGCTGGAATGGGGGGTGCTGGCCAAGGTGCTGGCGGAACTGGCTCTGCATCAGGCAATCCTGGAAAAATAATAATAGCTTCTTAATTTATGAGGATAACACATGTCTAAAAGCTTATCCTCGATTTTACGGGGAACAAATTATGGTACACTACCAATATCTGCGGGTGGTACAGGCGGTAATACAGCGGCTACAGCATTAACAGCTTTAGGGGCACAAGCTATATTACCTGCAGCTAATGGTAGCGCAAATGGTTACTTAACATCTACTGACTGGACTACGTTTAATTCTAAACTAAGTTCATATACGTTGCCAACCGCTGGTGCATCTACATTAGGTGGTATTAAAGTCGGCACTGGATTAACTATTGATGTTAATGGCATACTCACAACTACTAATAGCGGCACAGTAACTTCAGTAGCAGGCACTGCACCTATAGTTTCAAGTGGCGGTGCAACACCTACTATCAGCATAGCCGCTGCCACTACATCAGTAAGTGGCTATCTAACATCTACAGATTGGAATACATTTAACTCTAAGCAAGCTGCTCTGGTATCTGCAACTAATATTAAAACTATCAATGGCACTACACTATTGGGTTCTGGTGATTTGGTTATTAGTGTCGGTGGCGGAGCAAATACATTTACTTCATTACAGACTTTTTCTGGCTCTAGCACACAACTCGCCACAGTTTTTACTAATATGGCTGAGGTCACAACTGTAACAACATTACCTAGTGCTACTTTAACTTATTACACTGCTAGTCAATCTGTAATACTTTTCACAAGTAACGCAACAACTAACTGGACGCTCAACATAACCCATTCAGCGGGAACAACGCTAAATACAGCTTTAGCTATTGGGCAGTCGATTACAATTGCATTTGTTGTTACTAACAGTGCAGTCCCTTATTACAATTCAGTCACGAAGATAGATGGTGTAACCGTCACACCAAAATGGCAAGGCGGAACAGCACCAACAGCAGGTAATGCAAGTTCACTAGATACTTATAGTTTTACTATTATTAAAACAGCCGCTTCTACATACACTGTATTAGCTTCATTAACTAAATTTGCATAGGACGTAATATGCCTAGTTTAATTACATTTGGCGGTGGTTCGGTAAAATCGTTTGGTGGTACTAGACATAAGCAAGTGTCAGGAAGTGCGCCTGGCACATATTATCCCCCTGTAATGGCTGGTGAGTTAGGCGTTACTATTCAAGGCGCATCTAGTGTATATATGCCACCACAAGGTTCTGCTCGCAAAGCCTATGCTGTGTTTACTGGTGCTGGTAATTTTCATATAACTTCTGGTTTTGGTACGGTAAATGCAATCATCTGCGCAGGTGGTGGCGGTGGTAGTAACGCTGCGTACAAAGGACAAGGTGGTGGTGGGGCTGGTGGGTTATTACAAACTACAATTACCAGTACTGTTGGTTCTAATTATGTAATAACTGTTGGGTCAGGTGGCGCAAACAACACAAAAGGGTCAAACTCATCAGTTGGTTCATATGTTGCACACGGTGGTGGTGGAGGCGGAGGTGTTACCTGGAACTCAGATAAGAGCGGTGGTTCTGGTGGGGGTGGCGGGTATAATGGAGCTGTTGGTGGAACAGCTGTAGCTGGGCAGGGTAACGCTGGTGGTGCTGGTGTTCACTCTATTAAACAAACTGTTAGGTCTGGTGGTGGTGGAGGTGGTGCTGGTGCAGCTGGAAGTAATGGAGCTGTTCGAGGTTATGGCGGTGCTGGTGGTGTAGGGTTAGCTTGCTACCCAGACCAAGGAAGAAACCCATCAATTGTGTATAATCTTGCAGGTGGTGGTGGTGGAGGTTGGTCAGGTATTACTAGTGGTAACGGTAACATATTTGGTGGTGGTTCTGCGACTGGATATAGTAATCTACCAATTGGTTCTGCTGGAACAGTCAATACAGGTGGTGGTGGTGGTGGCTGTCATACATCTAGCAACGCTAATTCGAGTGGTGGTTCTGGTATTGTAATCATTGCTTGGACAGTTCAAACAACATCAGGGGGAATAGGCTAATAACATGGCATACTTTGCAGAATTAGATGAAAACAATATAGTCCTGAGAGTAATATCTGTTGACAATCACATGCTACTTGATGATGACAATATAGAACAAGAACATTTGGGCATATCTTTTTGCCAATCTTTACTTGGCGGTAATTGGCTTCAAACAAGCTACAATACTATCGCAAATACACATACTGAAGGTAAACAACCATTTAGGAAAAATTATGCTGGAATTGATTTTACTTATAACCAAACATTAGATGCCTTCATACCGCCACAACCTGATTCATTTTATATATTAGATGAAGATACCTGTAAATGGTATGACCCGCTTTATGAACCGTTAACCATAGGAGTTTCTCGTGTCTGAACCCGTAACTGATGTAAAAATTGTAGATAATGTATTTGTAAAAATGTTTAAGTTCTTGCGAGAAGGTGATACGCATAGCGGACATGCCCATGTGTTTGACCATATAACATTGCTATCTATAGGGTCTGTTCGTATGTTACATGACAATGGCGAACAAGTTTACGTTGCACCTCATTTAATAGTTACACCAAAAGGCATTGCTCACCAGTTTATTGCATTAGAAGCAGGTACAACGATTTGTTGCATACATGCTATTCGTGATGGCGATACTGTAGACTCAGTTGCTAAACAAGATATAACCGAAGAAGAAGCCTTTGACTTATTAACAACTTATGATTTGATTTTACCGATAGAATAAATAATAACGCAATTATATTGAGGGGTCTTCCTTCATGCCCGAGCTAGACGGTTTCTTTCTAGCAAAACCCCGGGGCTTAATATGTCATTTTTAGACGATTTAAAAGATGCAGTAGAAACAGTAGTAGAGGTAGCTGTACCTTTAGCACCTCACGATATCGTAGAAACAGTTGTTGATGTAACAATCGACACTATCGCGGATGCTGTGTCATGAAGAATACTTTAGACAAAGCATTTAAAGACGCAGGAAAAGCTATTAATCACACTGTACATGAAGCTGCAGATGTTGCAGAAAAAGTTGTGACTAATCCTGATGTACAAGACGTGGCAAAAGAAGTTGCTATTGGCGTTGCTGTTGCAGCGATTACAGCGGTCTAATTATGGAACTTAGCGATAAAGGCGCAGAAGACTTAAAAGGTTCTGAAGGGTTTAGATCGCAACCGTATCCAGATGGTGAGGGCGTCCCTACTATTGGCTTTGGCAGTACCTTCTATGAAGATGGTACCAAAGTTACCATGAAGGACGCTCCCATTACTAAGGAACGAGCGTTACAGCTTTTCAAAGTTACCCTTAAGCAATACGTAAGCGCAGTAGACAAGTCTGTTACTGTATCCTTAACCCAAAACGAATTCGATGCATTGGTCGAATTAACATATAATATTGGTGGCCCTGCTTTCAAAGGCTCTACACTATTACGTTTATTAAATGCAGGCGCACCGAAAGAACAAGTGGCTGCTCAATTCCTTAGATGGAATAAAGATAACGGTAAGGTAGTTGTCGGCTTGACCAATAGACGCAAACGTGAATCAAACAAATTTTTAGGACTTACAAAATGAGTGAATTAATTGAACCAAAAGCAGTACCAGTTGCGGTAATCAATACTGTTGAAATTGCACCATTCCACTGTCAAACACCTTCTGATTGGGATTTAACACTAAATGAAGATGGCTCTTTAACAGCGCATAGCCCTGTTTCTGGAGAAACCTTTGAAGGAACAATGGCTAACTTCAATAAAGCTATGAGAGGCTAAGATGACAGGCACCGTTAAAACAGTAGCAGATCCTTGTCAGACATACATTCATTTTATATCTTCGTGGGCTAAAAGTCGTGCTGTTTGTAATGGTGAACGCGCAGTCAAAGAATTAGATGGACATTTAGATTTGATTCGGATGTCTAATCTTTTAATACCCTTTTCTCCTTCAATGAGTAGTGCGCAATACGATTTCTATAAAGCAGAAGCAGAGCTGCCTGGCATTACTGCACAATTTGCAAAAATGTTAGTAGGTGGCATGTTGCGTAAACCACCTATTGTAGAGTTACCAGAAAATGCACCTGAAGATGCTTTGGACTGGATTGTTAATAATATTGGTCGTGATGATTGTACATTAGTTGCCTTTTTAGATGATATCCTTTGGGAAGAAGTACAGACCTCACGTGCTTGGGTTTTCATTGATTACCCCCGTGTTTCTAACTCAGATCTTCTTGACAAAGAAACCAAAGAGCAAATAAAGCCTTACCCTATTTTACAGAAAGCTGAAACAATTATAAATTGGTCTACACGTACAAATATGCTTGGCAAAACAGTATTAAATAGGATTATTGTAAAAGGCTATATGGATGACTACACTACGAATGAATTCCATGCAATTCGTGTACCTGCAGTTTGGGTGCATGAGTTAGATGAGAGTGATGAATATAGAATACGTATCTACCAAGGTACAATTGCAGATAATGGTGATCAAACTTTAAAACCAGGTGATGCTGCAAACAAGAATGACAGATTGCTTCCAGCAGGAGGATTTCAACTTATAGAAGTAATTGATAATATTTTGGCAAATGGCGAAAAATTAAATCACATACCTGCGTGGCCTTTAAATGGAAACATTACACCAATTACTCCATTGCTTTCTCCAATCGTTGACAAAGAAATTAGCTTATATAATAAAATTAGTAGAAGGAATCATCTATTGTATGGTGCTTCTACCTACACTCCTGTTATTGCTTCTGATATGCCTGATGAAGAGTTTGATGATATTGTACAATCAGGTTTAGGTTCTTGGATACGACTAAGGCAAGGCGATACAGCAACTGTACTGGAAACACCTACAGCCGCACTATCCGATATGCAAGCTGCAATTTTATCTACAATGGATGAAATGGCTAAGCTTGGCATTAGAATGCTGACAACAGAAAATGAGCAATCTGGTATTGCATTAGAATTGCGTAATGCATCTCAGACAGCACAGCTTGCTGTTCTTAGTACCAAAATATCTAATACAATGAAACAAGCAATATGTTTAATGCTAAACTGGCGGTATAATATAGACTGCAAAGCTTGTGATATAAAGTTTGAACTATCTGCAGACTTTGACCCAGTGCCATTAGGTGCTGAGTGGTTGAATTTAATTACACAGTGGTACCAATCAGGCCTATTGCCTAGACCAGTGTGGTTACAAATGCTTAAAGCAAATGATATACTTAATGCTGAGTATGATGATGAAGAAGCTATGGGACAAATTAATCAAGATGAGTTGATTATTCCAGCATCTACAAAGTACAATGATCAATACTCAATGCAAGTAGAAGCAGCTAAACAAGGACAGAAAGCTAAACCAATTAAAGAATAGAGGTATTTACCGTGGCCATTAATGCTAATACACAAATTTATGATAAAACACTAGATCGAGCAGCAATGCTACGACTACATGAAAGAAGGGTAGTTGGTAAGGTTGATGTAATCATTGATGGTCATATCCTTCGTCTGGACAAATTAATAAAAGCTTTTGAAGGTATGAATCCTTTTAAAGTTGCATTAGATAAAGAGTTGCACAACACGTATTCACGAATCAACAACTCAGTAGAGAAGGATTTATTGTCTTTGACTACAGATCAACTTTCTTTTGCTTACCAAAAAGTAGAAGTAGCAATGGGACATATATGGCGTACTGAACGGCCTAAAGTTCGTGTTGCTGAAGAAATTGCGCTTGCTAATCCGCTCTATAAGAATCAAACAATGGAACAAGGTTGGCAGGGTATTTCTAAAAATGAGAAGGTTAGAATTGAAGCTGTAATTCGAAAAGGAATTGCAGATGGTAGTACTATTGATGAAATAGCATTAGCAGTACGTACAGGAAATGTTCACAATATAACTAGAAACCAAGCAAAAGGCTTAGTCATTACTGCAGTTACTTCTGTAACAAATCAAGCTGACCACGCAATTTATAAGGCTAATGCAAAGGCATTATTAGGCTGGGAATACGTTGCTGTACTTGATGCTCGTACTACACCTTTGTGTGCAGGCAGAGATGGACATATCTATGAGATAGGAGATGTTGTACATTTGCCTCCAGCCCATTGGCATTGCCGTTCTACAACAACACCTGTATTTAAATCATGGGATGACATTTCTAAATTAGAAAGTGTTGCTCAAATACGTAAGCGAAACTTAGCAGGACTTACGGATAAACAAAAGGCTTTTTATGATGGTAATACTCCATTAAAAGAAAGCTATAACGATTGGCTGCTAAGACAACCACAAGATGTTCAACTAAGACATTTAGGTGATTATAAAAAAGTAGGTATGTTTAATTCTCAACAACTTACTTTGGACAAATTTACCAATGATGAAGGTAATACAATAGGTATCAAAGAATTACGTAAGATGACAGATTCTACTTATGTACTTCCAAATGATACCCAGAAGTTTGCCAATGCTAAGGCTAAATTAGATGCAATGCAATTGCCTATAATGACACCTGAAGATTTATTTGATAATAAAGAATTAGTAAAAACATTAAGAGATTATTATTTATTACAAGCTGGAGAATTAGATGGTACTTTATCACTCACAAACTATCGCGGTGCCCTCATACACACCAAGAAATCTACCAAGACACGAGTGCTCAACAACCTTCCAACCGAAGACCAAACAATATTTAATCCAGTCACAGGCCGTTACGAAGATACCCGACTCTACCAGCCCAATGTACAAGTACTAAATAATAACCTTAGATTACTACGCGAAAGTCCAACATTAAAACAAGCAGATAAAGACTTTATCGAAAATTTTGTTGGTAGCCTTGATGAAAAGATGGGTGCAAATGAGAGAGCTGTAGTGGCAGATAATCTTCGTATTATCTTTACTAGGTTTAGAAACAATGGTGAGCAATGGAATAACTTTAAAGCTGTTGTTCAAGGCCAAATTAAGTTTGATGTAATGAACGTATCTGATTCATTGGAAACACAACTACGTGCTGATATTGATGTACTTAAAAAGCTTAAGCAAGACAATTACATTGACCCTATATTAGGGCCTACTCAGTTGCAAGATTTGCATGATAACTTTATCAGCAATATACGCGCTAAGAATAATTGGGAAGATTCTACTGCCCCTAAAATAGCTAGAGAATTGCGCAATACCTTTGACTACAAAATACCGCTTAAGCTTAAGTTGTTGCCTAATGGTAAGCCACGTATTAGCGAAGAAGCATTAACACAATTTTATTTGAAATTTGCCCATAGGCTGAGTCTTGCTGATATGCCTGACAGAGATCAGTTTGCTGTAGCACTTGGTAGAGATTTATACAATCTTGCCAACCTAAATGGTAATAGACGTGAATGGTACAGCACAGGAATGGCGCTATTAGAAGCAAAGAATGTAAAGAAATTCTTCGAAGTAGAAACGTTTGGTGTACAAAAGCGAAGAATGAAAAGTAGATTGAGTAACAGTTTGTTTGGACCTTATTATGACACTCTGTCATATAACATACGTGTGACTGATCCTCGTGTACAAGAATATGCGCAGCTCACAAGGAAAGTGGATGTCGGCCTACGTGTTGGCGTTACAACGGATAAGAACAAGTTAATATTCCGCGAGGGTTATAAGACTTATTTTATTGACAGAGGTCTCCTAGGCCTAGAGGACACACGGATACCTATTACATCTACAAATAGTTTTGGTGATTTTCCTGAGAAGTTTGTTGATAAGAATTTGGCAGATGCTTTAAACTGGGCATCTAAGTCTAAATACAAAATTGACGAAGACTTCTACGATTTCACTCAGAAATTATTGTACTTCGAAGATGATAGAGGTAACGCTAAAAAGTACAACGAATTGAATGAATACAAACATTATATATCTTCAAGAGGAGATGCTTATGAGAGATTCAAATCAATGGAGTGGTTACGCACTAGAGGATATTCTTTTAGTAATCATGCTTTTGTTGACCATCGCGCTCGTATATATGATCGCGGACTCATTAGTCCTCAGTCAGGAGAATCCTTCAGACCATTTCTTAACACAGAACAATCAAAAGTGTTGGGTGAGGCCGGATACAGAAACTTCAGAGACCAAATAGGTGCATTCATGGGCGGTCTTAATGATACTTTTGAAGGACGATATAATTCGTTATCTTTCACTGGTAGACAAAAGATTGCTGATAAGCTATGGCCTGATATGGTTGACATTGGTAATAAAATGTTACGTGCCAAACCTGCTGATATTCGTGCTATACTAGAGTCAGAAATGGTACAACTAGTAGATGGTGAAGAGCTGGGTAAGTTCTTTAGATTCGCTATGGAGTCAGCTAAGATAGATAATCATCTTAAAGCTGGCGGAGCCATGGAAGACTATAAGACAGCCTTAGCTTTAGAACAAGATGCTTCATCTTCTGGTGCTCAGATCATTGCATTGACAACCAAGAACAAACAGCTAGCAGAATTATCTAATGTTGTACCTACAAATCAAAAACGTAGGCTATATGATGAGATTGCTGCTGCCACTTATAATGATCCGCGTTTTAAAGTATTAAACGAGAAGTTAGGGTTAAATGAAAAAGATTTACGAAAAGCTGCGAAAGCTCAGAACATGGTTACGTTTTATGGTGCTGGTGAACGAACTGGCATCCTTAATGTGGAAGGTAAACTATCAAAGGTCTTGGACAAGCAAGGTAACACGTTGGTCGTTAAAGCGTCTGATCGTGATAAGGTACTTAATGAGATTTCTGCAAGAGCAGCAAGATACGAACGTTTCGATCCTGAAACAGCTGAACAGCTCAAACAGCTCAGAGCAAATGTACGCGATATCTTTAATAAAGGCCAAGATCCTGGGGACGATATTATGGAAGCGCTCTACTTCCTCGATCCAGAGACTAGGCAGTTAGTTGAAAAGATGTCTCATCAGTACGATAGAGTTGTAACACCATCAGACTTTGCTGCTATTGCAAGACTAATGTCTGAACAGCTAAGTGAACAAGTGCCTATTCTAAAAGACTTTACTAAGTTCTTTGGAAGACTTGCTGAAGATTTCTTAGTTAATTCTAAACCTTCGCAAGCAGCACTTGACTGGAAATCTATTGGTATTACCACTGCCTTAAGACCTTATCAGAAAGGTTATGTACTTCCTGATCGTATCAGTGAAATACTGGGTTTAAAGGCAGGAGAAGCAGTAACTGAAAAGTTCTTAAAAAGGTTTAATGGCTGGAAACCAGACGGTTCTTTAGCTGATATTATCTATGGTGTAAAAGGCCCCGATGACAGACGTACTGGCTTTAAAGTACTTAAAATTGAACCTGTAGATAAGATTGAAATATCTAAGGGTATCGAAATCTTTTATGCTAACAAGCTTCCTAAGTCTTGGACAAATGTACCTTGGGTTAATTTTGATGGTAAAATCATTGAACAGAACTTTACCCAAACATTTGAAGAAAGACTAGCTTATAAAGATAAGGAAGGTAATTGGGTAAACAATATCTTGCAAATACCTCAAAAGACAGAGGCTACATGGTGGGAACAAGTTGTAAATGCTGATGGCAAGATTAATGATATAGCTGATGCAGGAAAAGCACGTACTGCTTTTGCCGTTAATGGCAACCATTCAAATGACGCCACATTGGTTAAGAACTTTCACCTATGGGGTAAAGAAAATGGTATTGCCACTAGTACTATTCATGACGCATTCTTTGCTAATGCAGCAGATATGTTAAATGCTCGTGATGGTATTCGTAAATTATACGCAAAAACATTGGATGCTAATCCCGTTGTAGCTACACTAAATGAGATGAAAGCTCGTGGATTACCTAAAGAGCTTTACGATCAATACCTTCAAGAAGCCATAGACAAGGGATTAATACCTGTAGAGGGTGTTTCTATTGTTGGTGGTAAACGCTTGAAGAAATCTGATATCCTTACTAAAGAGGATATTTTATCAACAATACCCGATCCTACTAAATTTGAAAATGATTGGGGTTTTTATGGAATTGGATAATGGCTGAAATCAAAAGATGTAACTGTAACCATGCAGTACAAGATAAACTATATGGCACTGGAATGCGTGTTATGAATGCAACTCAGAAGAAAGACTTTCGCTGTACTGTATGCGGAGCAACACACAAATGAACTTTAGCCATGCATTTGACACATGGGTACCCTCTGTATCAGATCTATTAGCAGAAGATTGGATAACAGTTTAAGTACACAAACGGAGGCAGACCCCGTTAAATTAACCCTTCCCTGCCTCCCCCTATATTCATTATATATAGTTATTATCTCTTATTATAATATCTATTATACTAAGTAATATACTATATAATCATTATAGAACCCCGTTAAATTAACCCTAAATATAAAATTTAGTGATTCCAACATTATAGATTGTATCTATAATATATAAAGAGTTGTACTCAAAGGAAATAAACAAATGTCTACCGAAACTGATGAAACAAAAACACAAGAAACTAATACTCCTGCTCCGGATAATACTCCTGCCACTCCTCCTGTGGATGACGTGGACAGCAAGATCCAAGAAGCTCTTAAGCCAATCAAGACAAAACTTGACAGTGCGTACAAAGAGCGTGATGAAGCCTTAAGAAAAGCTGCAGAGTATGAACAGAAAGAAAAAGAAGCTAATATAGCACGTCTACAAGAAGAAGGGAAACACAAAGAAGCCTTTGAACTTCAGTTGGCAGAAACCCAAGCTAAATTGGAAGCTGTAACAAAGCGTAACGTAGAGCTTGCTCGTGATGCAGAAATCAAAACTGTACTAGCAAACTATGCGCTTAGAAGTGACAAAGCTCGCGATATGGCCTATATGGATATTGCCAGTCAACTTATTCAAAATGAGAATGGTGTCTGGGTTCACAAGAGTGGTGCCGATCTTAGAACGTTTGTAAAACAATTCTCTGAACATGACGATAATTCTTTCTTGTTTAAAGCCAAACCATCATCAGGCGGCGGTACTACACCATCTGGAACAAATAATCTTCCTGATAACTCGCCTAAATCAATCTTTGCGATGTCTCAGGAAGAGGTACTCAAACTCGCGGCTGAAGGAAAGCTTCGCCGTTAATATTAAGGAAATAAAATGGCAGCAAATAGCGTTACCTATACCAGTGGAACATCTGGTAATAATAACAACTATGTATTACAAGAAGCAATTGGCGCATACAGCGATGAAGCTTATACTAATGCTCGTAAGTTATCTGGTACTGGAATCACCTCTAGCAACCCACAAATTGACACTAACACAGAAACCTTTATTGGTCAAATGCGTTGGTTGAAACCTTTAAATCCTAAAATCAACATTGCATCATTAACAGATGCTGCTGATGGTGAGAAAACTAACTATACATCTGATTTTAGTACTTACATTAAAACTGTACGTACACACGGTGCTGAAAAAGTCAATATGACTGAAGTAGTTACTCGTCAAGACGGTTTGGCTAAAATTGGTCGTGACTTTGGTGAAACTCGTGCTAAAGACGAACATGATGCTATTCTTTCTGTACTTAAAGGTGTAGCTATCTCTGAAGCATTAGTTGGCACAGCTGGCGCTGGTGGTCAATCATGGTCAAACGATCCTGCTGACGCAACTTATGGCTTTTATGTAGATATCGGTTCAGCTACTGCTGGTGCAGGCAAAATCGTTTCTGGAAACGGTAAAGATAGAGACAACGTTCTTAACTATGCGTACCAAGGTGCTTCAAGAGCAGAAGGCTTGTTAGATGCATTTGGCAAAGCTTTCAAAGACTATGAACCAGATTGGGCATACTTAGCTGTATCTCCAGAAGTTTTAGCTTCTTTCCGTTCAGCTAATTTTGTTGATGAAACAACTGTAACCGAAGGTAATATTAACTTCCAAACAATTTTCAACGGTAAATTCCGCTTGATTGTAACACGGGCTAACCAATCTTTAAGTGCATCTGACCTTGCTGTACTTAACGCAGGTGCTGGTGTTGATATTGTTGGTACTAAAACTTCATTCATTATTTTGCCAGGTGCTATTGCAATGGAAACATTAGCAGTGCCTGATTCAACTGAAGTATACCGTGACGCTAACAAATACAAAGGTGGTGGTGTTACTTCTGTCTGGTCACGTTGGGGTTATGTACTAGCTCCTGCTGGTTATGATTGGAATGGTATTTCAACTGCATTCCCTTCAGATGCTGATTACGCTTCATACCGCAGTACTTCTGGCGGTAATACAACTTCAGTAGTTGCTGCTGCAGGAACACAAGCTGCTCTTATCTCTAACCGTGCAAACGTTAAAGGTACTTGGACACGTAAAACACAATCAGCCTTATCACTAGGCATTTTACCAGTATTCCATTCTTAAGGAGTAGGTTATGGCACTCGTTAAAGGTGTTAATTCATATGCTGATTTGACAGAGGCCGATACTTATTTTGAAAACAAGCTAGATGTTGCTGCTTGGACCGATGCAGCTGAAGTTCAAAAAGAACAAGCTCTTTGTACTGCAACATCTATACTTGATGAGATGGTTTGGATTGGGATAATCTCTAGCGAAACACAAGACTTGGCCTTTCCTCGTAAAGAAGCTGAATACTTTGATCCGAAACTAGGCACTATGAAGTCTTTAAATAGTATAGAGGTTCCTGGTAGAATTGTCAATGCTACGTATGAACTTGCTTATCATTTATTAAATAATGATGGCCTCTATGACGATACAGGTATGGTTAAAAACTTGGAGCTAGGTGACATTGTATTGGAGACAGTAATGCCTGCCAACAAAACACCAAGAATAGTAAAGAGTTATATTAAGCCTTTATTGTCTAATAGTGGCGCAAGAACATGGTGGAGGGCTAACTAATGGCCTATAAAGGACTTATTGGTAGTCAGCTGAATATGGCTTTTAATATGGCCAAGGACTTAGCGGTTCTTGTAACCTTTCAGAAGGCTGCAAAAGAATTTGATTTTAGTACTGGTACTGTGGACACTGGTGTAATAACTAGTATCCCCGTAAAGGTCATTCCATTAAAAACTAAAAAGACAAAAGATTCAGAATCCTTACAAATTCTATTAAAGAATAAGGATGTCGGTGATTTGTCTTTATTTTCTACTGTTGTGAATAACGGGGTGGAATGGACTATTGGTACTATAATCATCTCAAATACATACACTAGCGTACTAGAGCTTACGAGGACATTATAATGGGAAAATTCGTAAGTCTTGAACAGGATGTCTTTAGTGTATTTGCTTCTCCTGAGTGGGTAGCAGAAGATATAAAAACATTCCCGACAAATTATATAGCTGTGAGCAGTGGCAAAGAATTTATTCGCGTCTCTGTGATACCCAGTGGAAACGGTTTAAACCGTAACTCTACAAAAGGTATTCTCATAATTGATATTTTTATACCTGCCGGAGAAGGTACAAGACGTGCCTTCGAGATAGCAGACGCACTTGATTCTCATCTAGTGAATAAGTCTATAAAACATCTAACGGATACAGCTCAAACTCAATTTGGGTTTAGTTCAATTAGTCCTAACGGTGTTGATAAGGACACGCCTTCACTATATAGAGTCACTTACTCTATCACATTTAATTATTTTTGTAAGGAATAACAATGGCACACATTTCTAGCTTAACCGCTGCAATGTTCTCTGATTTATCAGTAAACCCAACCGCAAGTTCAGACGCAGCATGGAACGCATTAGCTACAGAAGCAGACTATAATGGTAAATTTGCAGGTACTGGCGCTAATACATTAGTATCTATTTCGCATTTGAAAGAGTTTCCTGCGTTAGGTACTCCCGCAAATATCACTAAAGTTCCTGAATACGGTTCTAAAACTTCTAAACAAGTGCAAGGCCAAGCTGATCTTCCAAACATGGAAATTACGCTTAACTATATCCCAAGCTTGTGGGCTGGTAACGAATTACGTAACGAAGCTGCTTCTAATGCAGCAACAGGTGTTAAGGTTGGCGATGGCAAACTTTACATTTTCCGTTTTGCATTATTAGGTACAGATCCTGTTGCAGGCTTAACTTCTGCCAACTTGGCTACTATTGAAAACTCTTGCTTTTACTTCTTAGGTAAAATGGAAGCATTGGAAGTAACTTCAAGTTTAACTGAAGCTATGACTGCTAAGCTAACAATTTCAGTACAATCTGAAATTAAAGGCGCATACACTAACTAAGGAGGCCTTATGGCAACGGCAAAAGGTCACATTTCTAGCTTAACCGCAGTAATGTTCTCTGATTTATCAATCACTAACTATCCAGTTACTAGTTCAGATTGGGATTCAGCATTCAGTACACCATCTACTGTTGAAGCAAAGCTTGGGCAACTATTTGATAATAAGTCAAAACTAGTTTTGATTGATGATAGTATTGCGGGTGGTGTATCTTTCGCAGATTTGATTGATACTACTAACACTGTAGTGCCAGGGGCAGCTGCTGGCAATGCAGAGTTTATTCGTATTACTCACTTAAAAGAATTCCCTGCTCTAGGCACACCTGCTAATATCACTAAGGTTCCTGAATACGGCTCTAAAACTTCTAAGCAGGTACAAGGACAAGCCGATCTTCCGAACATGGAAGTCACCTTGAACTATATTCCTAGTTTGTGGGCAGATGCAATTGTACATGATGAAGATGGTGTAGCTCGTCAGCCTAAAGTTGGTGATGGCAAGACATATGTATTCCGTTTTACTTTGTTAGGTACAGAGCCTAGCGGTTACACAACTTCTGAGTTAGCTGCAAGTGCTGAGCATTCTTGCTTTTATTTCTTAGGTAAGATTGAAGCTCTAGAAGTAACTTCAAGCTTAACAGAGGCAATGACTGCTAAGCTCACTATCTCAGTACAATCAGAAATTAAAGGTGCTTATACAGCAGCTTAGTTTAATTGTGGAGGGTTTCGGCCCTCCATTTCTTTTCGAGACAACAATGGCTAAAATTAAACCATTCAGTATTGACTATGTTGTCGGTATTACCGTTAAACATATGCTGAAAAGTATAGACGTCAGTATTAATAAAACATTCCAACGTACGAAAGATGGTTCACTTTCAGCTGAAAAATCAGTGGAAGCGTTTGAAGCATTATCCGTATTACATCAAATGAGAGCGCAACTAAATGAACGCCCAAACAATCAAGGTAAATAATATGTCAGAAGCAAAAGGTATTAAAGGTCTAGTCGGCCAAAAAATGAACAAATCTACTAAATTTTTAGGTAGTGATGTTAAAATTTCGAAACTAACAGTAGCAGAAGTTGTAGAAATCCAAAAGCGTGCTCAAGATATTGAAAAAGATGAGACTGCTGGTTTGGAAGTTTTGAAACTAGTAATTCGTTCTGCTGTAGAAGGCGGTGACGAATTAACCGATGATGATTTTGATAACTTTCCAATGGATGAATTATCTAGACTTTCAAATGATATTATGAAATTCTCAGGTATGGGTCAAGATCAGGGAAAGTCGTCTTAAGTGACGAAGAGCTTCCTATTTTTGAAATAGCGTATCAACTTAAAATGCCTGTTAGCAAGTTATACGAAGATATGACTTATGAAGAGCTTTTAGGCTGGTTTAACTATTTTGAAAGGCGGCCTGTAGAGTGGAGAGCAGATGATCGTGCTGCTAAGCTCTTACAGGCACAGGGTGTTAATCAAAAGCCTTGGCAGCTATTTACTTCATTAGAGCCTATTTATAATCCGCCCTCCAAGGTTAATTCGGATGGTAGTTTTGATACCAGCAGCTTTAAGCGTTCTGGATTCTTCCAGAAACTTGCAACTGCCACAGGCGGGGAGTCTGTTCTTAAATGAATATGAAAATTGATTTAAATTTAATGTCAGAGTTTAAACAAAAGTCTGAAATTATCAAAAACAAAGAAGCTAAGAGATTAGTGGAAGAGTTACGTGCAGCAACACCTATAGATACGGGTAGAGCTAGAGCAGGTTGGAAATATGAAGACGGTCAGATAAGCAATGATGTTGAATACATTGATAGACTCAATGCAGGGAGCAGTACACAAGCACCCACGCATTTTATAGAAAGAACTCTGCTTGCAAATGAAAATGTAAGCCCTAATGGTGTAATTGTTACACCTAAATAATACTACCCCCTTATTCTTATGTAAGGGGGTTTTTAATGGAGAATTTAAATGTCAGGTATAGTAATTGAAGTCGATGCTAATACCCGAAAAGCACAGAGAAATCTAGAGGAAGTAAATACTGCGGTTAAGTCAATTTCACATAGTGTGAATGCAATGACCGATGGCTTTAAAAGTGCTTTTGTAGCAATTGGGTCTACCTTTGCAGCAGACCAACTCTTAAGATACGTAGAAGATACCACATCATCGCTACAAGAGATGGAAAACAAAGTTGCATTGATTGTAGGTAAAAGTAATGAGTTATATGATACACAAGTAAGACTTAGAAATATTGCTGATGAAACTAAGGGAACCTACTCAGAAACTGTGGAAGTGTTCACAGCAATGGGACGCGCAATGCGTGGTACCAATGTTGACATTGAGCGATTACTTAGATCTTCTAAAACAATACAACAAGCAGTAGCAATCTCAGGCTCTTCTGCAGAAAGCTCTAAAGCAGCGTTAGTACAACTAGGTCAAGGTTTTTCTTCAGGTACATTACGCGGTGAAGAGCTTAATTCTGTAATGGAACAAACACCACGTATTGCAGCTATGATTGCAGATAGTATGGGTGTTACTCTTGGTCAGATGCGCCTAATTGCAGCACAGGGTGAAGTTACTTCAGAGGTTATATTCAAAGCCTTAGCAGACCAAGCAGAGCGTATTAATAAGGAATTTACAAATATAGTACCAACTCTTTCAAAATCTCTAATTAAGATGAAAGAGAACGCTGCATATGCTTTTGCTGAATTTGATAAAGGGCTAGAGCTATCAGATAAATTATCAAAGAATATTTTTGGTGTATCTGAAGCATTAGGTGCTTCTATAGATAAAGCTTATCTACTAGGTTATGCTTTGAAAGTTGCATTAAAATCTTATAATACTCCTCTTAAAGATTTACTAGAGCCTATAACAGAGTTTCTAGATATATCTATCTACATGTTTAGACATGCTTTAGATACCATTGGATTTACAAGATTTGTAACTTCTGTTATTGAGCCTATGCAAACAAAGTTTGTAGCATTTGTAGATGTTGCAATGACTAAGTGGAAAATGTTTGGAAGTTTGCTACGTAGTAATAAAGGCAATGACTCATTCTATATAATAAAACCTCTTAAAGAAATTGGAAATATAACTTTCCTAACAATGCGAAACAGTTTAATTACTGTAGAAGCTCAGTTAACTTCTGTAGTACAAGGAGTTACAGGTAGATTCAGAGCATTTATTATTAAGGAAATGCGTTCCTTTAATATTGGTGGTGAAATAGCTTGGTTCAAAATATCTAAGTCTATTATTGAAAATCTTCAAGAATCTTTCTTAGGTATTAATTCGGTTGGTGCTATTTTAAAAGCTACTACAAGCGCACTATTTGTAGAATTGGGCAGTAGTTTAGGCGGATTGTTACAAGATTTAGGTGACAGTCTAGCACAGTATGACCTATTCGAAAGAATTTTTGGTATTACAACAGCTACTTCTAAGTTAGCAAAAATAACTGGTAACTTAATAAATACTGCTACTAAATTTGGTAGCGACTTTTTCTCAGCAGTGATAGACACTTCCGAAACGTTTGTTGATGAATTGTACTATACTCTTGCAGAAGGACTTAACACAGTATTACCTAAGTTTGCAAAAATAGATATGCCAATTGCGTTCAAATTAGACGCATTGATAACTAGCGCAGAAGAAAGCTTAGATGGGCTATTGAATAGCTTTGTAACATTTTCTGAGAGATTGGCTAAATTAGATCTATTTGGAATGTTAGTAAAAGGCTTGAGCGAATTGGGGGTAATAGCTGTTGATGTATTCAATGTACTTATTCATTGGGTAACAACATTTACCAATTTAGTTGTAAAAAGCGATATCGGTGCTTGGTTTGTTCGCGCCATAGATGGGATAGGTTTTTATGCAGATAAACTTAGAAACATTCTTGCGCCTATTCAAGCCTTTGGTGATGCAGTCATTGAAGTATTCTTCAAAGTTTATGATGCAGTAATTGGGCACTCTTGGTGGACAGATACAGTAGAAACAATCATCTACACATCTGCAAATCTTTGGGGAAATACTAAGAAAGGTTTAGGAGACTTTGGTAATAGCGTTATAGATTTATTTGAAAACATCTATGATAAAATTGGAAATATTTTAACAAAGGTTGCCAAATTAGACTTTTCAAAGACTATGGGTAAGCTTAATGCAAAACTATATGCATACTCTCCTGACTTAGCTGGATACGCAGTCTCTATTGAAGACTCAATAGGCAAGGCTGTAACTTTCTTACAAGTGGCTTTTACTAATACAAAATTATTTGATGGATTAAGATATTCTTTTGCAGCATCAATGGGTGCGGGTTTTACATTCTTAGAGCAAAGATTTAGAGCATGGATTGCAACTTGGCCTATTGCCTTGAGACAAGCTTTCTCTGTAGCAGCAATGGCTATGGTCTTTAAAAGCTTACCTAAGGTAATTGCCGAAGGTGTTATGGGTGGATGGCTATTAGCTTCTGCTATTATTTCAAGCACATCTCTTGCTATTACCTTAACTGCAAATACCTTTGATAAGAGTCTAGGTGTTGAGTTAGGTAAGATGGCAGGCGATTTAGCTGCAGGCGTTGTAAACGGATCAGTTGTAGATATTCCAAGATTGATTGGAGAAGCTTTTGCATTTATTGGAAACTTTATGCAAAACTTCTTGACAGGAATACCTTACGTTGGTGTATTGTTTGCTGGTATTTTTAAAATTGCATCATTGTTTGGTTCTGGCCCTGCTGTTGGTGTACTAGGCGCATGGCTATTTGGCGGTACAGCTGTAAGACTTTTGTCTGAATTAGGCATCTATCGCAAAACAATGGGAGATATTGTAACTAGACAACGTAGCTTCCAGTCATTCTTTTCAGGGACATATACTGGTAGTAAATCAGGCGGTCCACCGACACCATTAGGAAAAATCTCACAAGCATTTTTCAATGATACAAATCGTACTCAAAGCCTTGCTATAATGGGGTTAGGGATGGATGTATCTGGTATGTTTAATTCATTGTATAAAGATAATGTAATTGGTCATGCTATAGCGCGTGGTGGGTTAATATGGCTAGCACTTACTGGTGAAAGTGGTCTTCAAAGTATGAAGACAAATATTCTTGCACCAATCATGGCTAACTTATACTCTGTATTGGATCGTAGCCCAATGTGGTGGAAGATTAAGGATAAATGGAATAGAGAAGTTACATCATCAGCCGCTGGTGGCTTTGTAGGATTGACACAATGGATGGCTCGTGAAGCTGGTACATTAGCTACTTTTGTACACGATAGACTTGCAATGGCTTTTAGCAATTCTAACAAAATTGGCGGTGCTACATTTATGCAGCATCTCTTATTGGGCAGAGGCGCAAACAGCTTTGATATTGTAGATAGATTTATTCTTCAAGTTGAATCAGCAATGGTTCGAATGAAAGAAAGAATTGGAAGAATTAGCGGTGTTGGTGGTATCCTTGGGTGGTTGATTCCTTCTCAGAAAACTGTATTTATGATGCTTGCAGGCTTGGCATTAGCATTGTCAGCAATGGCAACCCAAGCGGCTGAAACTAACTTTGATAATAAATTTGTAAAGGTTAGTAAAGGTGGCGATAAAGAACAGATGGCCAAAGATGGAAACCTTAATCAGTATGGTAAATACACCAATGATATTAAAGGTATTACAGAGGAATGGAATCTTGCTGCAACTATTGGTAATCCCTTACAAGCTATTAAAGACGCATGGGATACTATTAATGTGACTGCAACACAGTGGTTACTAGGTATTACAGCAGGTGCTACAGTATTCTTAATTGTTGCAAAAGAGCTTAAAAGAACATTAACAGCAACTTATGCAGAAGTAGATAGAGCAGGTCTTGTAATGACTGCTATCTCATATTTAGTTAAATCAACATTCAGAATAATTACAAGCACTATTGTAGAAGCTTTACGTTTATTATATTTTGAAACAGTTAGTTTTAAGCGTGAGAAACTTACAGGTCTTGCGTATGCTACTGCAATGATACAAAGCGCTTTAGCAGTTATTGTTAGATTTATAGCAGCAATATACATACCGCAAGCTTTTGGTTTAGGCGGAATGGGCATGGGTATTGGAGCATTAGCAGCTTGGGCAGCTTATAGTTCTGGGCCAGCTGTTGCATTGAGAATGGCAGCTAATAAGAAATTAGAAGCAGCACTATTAATGCGCGATACATTGCTAATGAAGCTTGATAATAAGTTTGCAAACCTTGCATATTTAAATGCTAGAGTACCTACTAGTACAGGTGTTTTGCGCTCTGTAGATATACTCTTACAGACGGCAGCAGCTGCAGGTGCAATGGTTAGCGGTAGATTAAGATCATTACCAGCAGGTATGTTAAAAGAATCTATTGCTGAAGGCCGTGGCGCACATATTGCACAATACGTAGCATCTACAAGCTATGCAGGGGCAGCTCAACAAGTTGCTATGGGCATTTCTGCTAGTAAACAAGCTTTAATCAATAAGCTTGATACTGCTAAAATGTTTAATAGAACTGGCGTACAAGAATCTCTTGCAGTATTTACAATGCTTGAAGATAAGTTTATAAGATTTGCATCTACTTTAAAAGCTATCCGTAGTGTACTTGATTCTGGCATGTCTATCTTAGGAGCAGCAGCTACTTATAGGGCTATGAGCTCCATGATGGCATTATACATTGTTGGTAACTTAGTCAATGCATTTGCTAATCCCAAGAAACGTGGAGAACAAGAAGGATTCCTTGGTTCTGGGCATGCTATTGGCATGGACTATTTTGGTAATATGCCTTTCTTTGGCGGTGAAGTTCCTTTAAGTCATTTATTAGTACCAGGAGCTATGGGTATTTGGATGCTTAAGAGTGCTAAACGTGTTGGCTTGGCAAGAGCACATGATGTTTCATTTGCTAAACAAACAGCGCGTTACGAAAAGACATATGCATCTCAAATAGCTGCTGACGCATCTGCTTTAAATCAGTATAAAGCTCAACAAGCAATTTATGAAAGTACCGTAGCAGCAAATCCTGCTGCATCAATGGTACCCCCTATTGTGCCTACTGCTACAGCACCTGCCAGACCTGTTAAAAAGTCGCAAATAGAATTAGAAGCTCGTGATGCAAAGAAACGTGCATTTATGGAATGGCAAAAGAATTCAGAAGATAGAGCGTGGATGGCTAGACAAGAGTCTAAGCTATTCCAAAAACAAGGTCTTGGAACTGCAGCTGAATACCTTGCAATGACAACTATGCAACAAAGAGACACAGGCGTCAGAGCTACAAGACAAGGTTTTATGCAAGGTCGTTACGATGAGCGTATGGCGGCTGGCAGAGGCTCTGTAATTCGACACACAATGCCTGCTGTTGCGGGAGCTGGTGTAGCTGGCTTGGGAATGATGGCTGTTGGCGGGTATTTAGGTGCTAAGGCTGGTAGTTCAATGTCAGACGGTTCACAAGAAGGCATCTCGTTAGGTGCTGTAATTGGTGCTGGTCTTGCCGGTTGGATTGGTAAAGATGTAGTTACTTCTTTATTTAATGTACTCAAAAATACTAAGAATCTTGCTCTGTTTAAATGGACATGGATTCCTGTTGCAATGGCAATGGCTTGGGATTCTATTTCAACAGCTCATAAAACTATCTGGGACAGAATAATTGGTCTTTGGGATAGCTTTAAGAATATGATTGGATTAAAAGAAGAACCTAAAGATCTTAAAACAGGTCTTGGCCAATCTAACATGGTAGAAGCTGCTAAACTAGGTATTTCTCCTTCCTTTGATATATCTAAAATTGATATGGAAAAGCTCAGTTATTCTGAGTCAACTATATTAAAAGATACATTGAAAAAGGCGGATGAAGCACTAAATGCTGCTCATGCTGAAAGATTACGTTTAGGTTATGTTACAGATGAAACAGCCTCGGCTGCTAATGAATCTTTGAAAGCTTTAGCTCGTATGTCTAAAGAGTTTGCAGCCAAAACTAAGATTAATGTAGAAGAAACTGCAAATCAAATGTTACTATTAAGTCGTAAAAATGACTTAGACCCTACACGTGGTACACAAGCTAAAGATTTTATTGGTGGCAATTGGAAAGAACTATTAGGCGCAGTTGCAATGACTGTCCTTGGTAGTAAGCTTAAGTTACTTGCCCCATTGGGTGCTGAGTTAGCTCCTGCAGCTGCTGGTACAAGTAATGCAGCAAGATATGGCAGATATATTTCAGATAAGGGCGGTAATATTGTTCGTGTAGCAGCATCCTTTATTGGTCTCAAAGGTATGCAAGAAGACATGAGTACTGCTATTGCTTCTGGTGCTGTTGAAGGGTTATCAGTAGGTCTCATGGTACCTGGCCCTTATAAGGCTGTATCAGGCGCAATTGGATTGGCTGTTGGTGCCGGCATAGGTGCTGCAACATCTGCATTCTCTTCACGTAAAGAAGATTACCAAAGAAGAGATTTTGTAGAATTCCCTTCTAGCCAAGGTTATGTACCTAGTATTCCAACTACGTACAATCCGATGGAATCGCAACGCCCAGATTATCTGACTGTTGCAACTAGTGACGCTGAACGTGCAAGATTAGAGGCTGAAAATTTAAGAAAATCTTTTATTAATTCAATCAAAGAGTCTACTTCTGCATATAACCAAATGGATAAAGGTAGTGGATTAGCTGCTGAGTATTCAGACAGATTAGCTGAGCTTAATAAGACCTATCATGGGTTTAAGGCAACTCAATATGAGATTGGAGATTCTGGTGCTATAAATAATAAAGAGCTTAATGCTAAGTATTATCGCAAGCTAAAAGAAAATGTAGAAGCTTTACAAGAGTGGACTGATGCAAGTATTAAGCAAACAGAATTTTTAAGAAAAGTTTCAGCAAGAGAAGCAATTGCAAAGAATGAACCTGGCTTTTGGAAACCATTAGGTGTAACATTAGATAATCTAAAAGATTTTCAATTATCAGGGCCACAGTTTGCAGTAGGCCAAGATGTTAAGAAACGTGCAGATACACTAGTACATCAAACACAATTTAGTGATAATGCTGATAGTAATGCAAATCTATTTGAAAAGAAACGCCTTGCAGATAAGCGTATATATTTACAAACATTAGAAGCTGATAAGTACCTAAATAGCGGTATGGCATTAACTAAGCTTGGCAATGATATAAGCTTAGCTCTTGGTGATGAAGTTAAATATCTTTCTGAAGATATTACTAATAATCTTAGAGAACGTATTCGTAAAATTCAGTTTGTAGAAGAACAAGCATTAACTAGAATCCAGTTACCTTCCCTTGAAAACTTAGATGCAATGCCATTGGCAGATAGATCAGCTGCTAAGATACGTAATCAAGTGTTGATGGATAAGTATAATTCTGATGTAGAACGTGCGGATGCTCGTAAGAAAGCTTTACCTGGTTTTAGATTTGGTACTAGGTATGCTGCTTTAGATGCTGTTACTAAAACACCAGAAGCTATGAGTGCTAAGATGACTAATTTATATGCTGCAGATGCTACTAAAGCACTTGCCAATTATAGAGAATTAGGTCTTGAGCAAACCAATGATTTAATGCTAACTAAAGAACGCTTATCTGTAATAAGAGATTATGCTGTAAGCGAACATAAATTAGATTTACTTGTTGATGTTGATAAGCTAATAAGCAGCGTAGATAAGGCCTTAACACCTTTACAATTAACAGTTTCTGCAGCATTAGAAAATGCATTTGCAGGACTTAGTGATCAGGCTGTTACATTCTTACCTGCTGATACTTTCATTGAATTAAAAAGTATTGGTACTCAAATTGCAAGAATCAAAAAGGATCTTGATGACCCTGAAAGTCAATTCTTACCACAAGAAGACTTAATTGCAAAGAAGAATGCTCTAAAAGATCTTAAAGCACGTGCTGAAGATTTAGTAGCTGTCCTTCAAACTGCTACAGGGGATACAATGTTAGCTGCTGTTTCTGATTTAGGTTTATCAGTAACGCAACGTGCTAGCGTTTCTCTTAGTCAGATGAAAGCTGCTTTAGCTTTGAAAAATGGTATTGCTTCAGTTGCCGGTCAATTAGCCAATACAACCGATCCTACAGAACAGCAAAGATTAATACAAAAAGCAGCTGGTTACGAGAATACCCGTGACTTGTTAAAATTCACAGCAACTCTAGATAAATCTGGATTTAATACAGTAGCAGAAGCTTTGGGCCTTGATCTTAATAAATTGAGTAATAAGGGTAAAAGTCTTCTAAAAGAATTCTCAGGTCTTGCTAAATATATTAATATATTAAAAGCTGATTCTGTACAGCTCAATAGCCAAGCTGCTATTGACAAATATCTGTCTAACTTAACTGCATTGGCACGTTTAACAGAACGTGTTCAAATGACTAATAAGCAAAATACCTTAGAGATTTTAGGTGATCTTGCTGGCGGCAAGACTAGTGTTAATCTTGCAGAACAATTATCATTAGGTGTTGTGAACGGGCTATCTAATACATCCAAGGTGCTTAAGCAAAAGTTATCAGAAGCAATTGCTGATAGTGGCGATGTACTTGATGGTGTTGCACTTAAGATTGCAAAAGGTATAGATGCATTGTCTAGCTATCAACCTTTAATTGCATTCTTTGATTCGCTTGCGGACAAGGCAGAAACAGCTATTCATGGTGGTATTGGCAGAGCTTTAGAACAAGTTAATAAAGCCTTTCCTGACTTGAAAATAGACGCTACAGTAATGGGCAAAATGGATGCGGGTGCTAGAAAGTCACTTACAGACAAGGCCTACAATGTAAACATATTGCGTGAGCTTCAAACAAAGCCTTTGAACGAGGATCAAGCTAAAGTTTTAAACAGGCTTGGTGAACTTGGTCCAGAAAAGACTATTGAAGAGTTTGCTAAAGTTGGTAAATCTTTATTAGAATCTATTGGTATTACTGATATTCAGCTGAATACAGTGGCATTAGATGGCGTTCAAAATGCATTAAAATTTAATACAGATGCAATCAATGCTAATACATCTTCATTAGGAGGCAAGCCTCCACCAGCTAGTGAGAATACAGGCATAGTAACACCTAAGTCTGAATTCAAAAATACTGGTACCCAATATGACGAGATGTTTAAGAAATATGGAGAAATGAATAATGTTCCTCCTGCACTCTTAAAGGCTATTGCTACTAACGAAACTGCTAACTTTGATACAAAAGCTGTTAGTTCTGCTGGTGCTGTTGGTATAATGCAACTTATGAAAGCAACAGGAGATAGATTTGGTGTAACTGATCGTACTAATGCAGAGCAATCTATTGCCGGTGCGGGTAAATATCTTCGTTACTTGATGGATAAGTTCCCTACTCTAGAAGAAGTTTCAGCAGCTTATAATGCTGGTGAGGGTAGCGTAGAGAGAGCTAATGCCAAAGCAAAGGCTAATGGTGGCTCATTTAAGGACTACTTGCCTAGACCTAAAGAAACTGTACCTTACACTGGTCGTGTAATGGCGGACTATGCAAACTTCTCTAAACCAGTCGAACCGCCAAAGATTACTGAAAAGTATATTGAGTATGGAGATAAGATAGGTTCTCAACTTAATAAATTCTTTAGCTATAAGCCACCTGCAAATGAAGTACCTTTTGGCTTTAGTACAAACCTTGAAAACTTTATACCAAAGAAATCTGATATAGAGTTGCCTGATGCTCAGATGGCCTATGAAGACTTTAAACCATTTAAGGTTACTTTAAGTAAGCCTAACAAGCCTACTACAACTGTAAACGGTGGTACCGATTTAGATACTAATATGAATGGTATCAATATTACTGCAAGGGATAAGCGTGACGATATTTACAAAAGTCTTGATTCTTTTGATAGAATGTTTGGAGATTTTGGTACTGCAGACCTTGCCGATACAATGGATAAGATTCGCGAAGGCTTGAAAGCAACTGGAGAAGGTAATCCTGCTTATGATGCTCAGCATATTGCTGAAAAGATTGCAGATCAAATTGGTGTTAATACTAATTTGCCTGATCTTAAATTAGGAGCATTACCTGATACTAGTATAAAAACAGTTGGCTCTCAGGTAGATCTTAAGCCATTTACTAATGCTTTAGAAGTCTATGGTAATTCAGTACCTACAGAAGCTCCTACTGTAATGGATACCTTTAGAGGAAGTAACAAACCATTAGCAGGTCAATATGGCGATGCCTTAGGTCTTGATCCAAAAGCATTGCAAACATTATCAGCAGGACAATTTAGTGCTTTAGACACCATGACTGCAGCAAGAGCTAATGTACAGCAACAACTTACAGAAGGTCTTGGTACTAAAGGTTATGATGCTTCAGCAGCAACTCAAGCGCTAAAGAATCTTGATGATCAAATTAACTCTTTTGTTGAAGGTGTAAATGCTAATGTTGCTGAGCTTAAGGTAGATAAGGCTGGTGCATATATGGCAGCCAACAAGAACAACATTACTGGATTCTTAGGTAAATTTAGTTCTATTGGCACTGAAGTAACCGGCATGATGAATGAAGCAGATAAAGCTACTGCCAAATCTATGGCTATTCAGAAATTGTACTTAGAAGATAAGTTGGCAAAAGACAGTATTGCTGGAAAGTCAACCCAAGAAACAAGCAAACAGTTAGCTGATTTGGCGGATGCAGAGGGTTACCTTAAAGATAAAACTTTAGAAGCTGCTAATGCAGTTCGTGAGGCTGGTAAGGCGTTTGCCGATTCTATCACTTCAACATTCAAAGATGCCTTCAAAGGCCTATTGAATAGAGAATCTGATAAAGGTAAATCTGTCTTTAAGACCTTCACTGATAAACTTGTAAAAGGTATCAAAGATCAAACTGTCGATATCTTCACCAATGCTGTAACAGATAGTATTGGCTTAGGCAAAGGCGGCTTGTTTACTAAGATGCTTAGTAGAACTGGTGCTGGATTATCATCTGGATTCCGTGCATTAGGTGGTGGTGTTCAGAGCTTGCTGTCTGGTAAAGGTAGTTGGAGTGGCTTCACTTCTGGTGTTAGTAGCTGGTTTAGCGACTTGACAGCTAATTTAGACAATGCTACGCCTGAAGAAATTCAAATGGCGGCAGCAACTAAGTTCTCTGATGCCGTTGACAGGTTTGCAGGCGGTGGTGCCATTTCTGGAGCCGCTAATGCAGCCACAGGCAGCGGAATTGGTGGTGCCTTGATGAGTGCCATGCCGTGGGTTGGCGGTGCCGCAGGCGTTGCGGGATTGGGCTATATGGCAACTAAAGGTGGTGACTGGAGTAGTGGTTTAAAAGATCTTGGTGCTAATTTTACAACTAAAGCTGGTAGTGCATTAACACCTTCCGGCAACCCTATGGAGACATTAGATCCACGTACAGGGTTGTTTGGTAAAATGGATCCTTTTGATGCTGATGTTACAGGCTTATTTAATAATAAGAGTAGCAGTAACAAGAACGGCTGGTCAGCTGGCCTATCAGATTCTTTAGCTAAGAGTACCCCTGACACTACAGGCCTGTGGGATATAATTATGAAACCTATTAAATGGTTCTTTAGTTTAATAGGCGATGGTTTTACAGGAATTATGTCATTCTTTACGGGTGCTGGGCAGGGCGTTGGGACTAGTTCAGGTAAGCCTGAAAGTGCTACAAGCCCCTTAGATAGTTTTAAGCTTAAGTTTGCTAATGGTGGGCCAGTCTCAGGCGGTGGTACAACTACTTCTGATTCTATACCTGCAATGCTATCTGATGGTGAATTTGTAATCAATGCAAAATCTACCAGAGAAAACAGAGAAATGCTGGAGCGTATTAATCGCGGTGAAGTAGTTAAGCGTTCACTAGGCGGTATTGTTTCAATGGGTACAAGCCTTGCAGGAAGAGCTATTGGCGGTAAAACAGGAACAGCCCTAAGTTCATTGGGTTCTATTGCTAGTGGTGTTGCAGGCATGCTATCTAGTCAGCAAGCTGAACAAGCCGCTGAGTCTTTGTTAGCCGCATCTCAACACTTAGAAACAGCCGCAACAGCCTTAGAAAACTTTGCAGCCACTGGCAGTATGGGTGGCGGTGCTGGTGGTTTTGGCGGTCTTAATGGCAGTACAATCGGCTTAAACGGCATTCCAGAGGGTATGACAAATTTCTCTAGACAGACAGGTATGGAGGGTGCAACCACTCAGGGTATTGCCGATACAAGCGGTTATGGCGCTACGCCTGGATTAACACCAATATCTAGTGTAGGTATGGGTGATCTATCGGCTTCAGGTGGTATGGTTGGTGGTGGCGGTGGAATGTTTGATGGTATTTTTGACTTCTTTTCAAAATTAGATTTTGGTAAGATGTTTGGAAGTCTTGGCAGTCTGTTTGGTCTTGGGGCTGCTACTGGTGGACATATTGTTGGCCCAGGTTCTGGTACTTCTGACTCTATTCCAGCTAACTTGTCTAACGGTGAGTTTGTCGTAAACGCAGCAGCTACTAAGGGTAATCTAGGGTTATTACACTCTATCAACGCTGGTAAAAAGGTTCAACATCGTGCCCTAGGCGGTTTGCTAACAATGATTCCAGGACTAGTTGGTGGTATTGGTGGTATGATTAAAGGCGGTGGCGGAGGTGGTGCAGGTGGTATTATGGGCATGATTTCGCAGTTACTTGGCCCCTTAATGAAGCTGTTTGGTGGCGGTGCAGGTGGTGGCGGTATTATGAGTTTATTTGGCGGTACTAAAGCAGCTACTGGTGGAAAGATTGTTGGACCAGGCTCTGGTACTTCGGACTCTATTCCTGCAATGATATCTAATGGCGAATTTGTTGTTAATGCCGCAGCTACTAAGGCAAACCTTGGTCTTTTACATAGCTTAAATAGTAGTCGTCAACGTTTTGCAGAAGGTGGTCTAGCTGGTGTTTCAAGTGGCATTATGACAACACCAACTGCAAAAGGCTTTAAACCGGTATCAGTAGACAAGTCAACAAAGAGTACTCAACAGGTGGTTAACCTTAATATAACAGGTGACATCTCTCGTCAAACTAAGTCAGAAATCTTTAAGATGATGCCTACAATTGCGAGTGGTGTTAATTTACAAAATAAAGAAGCAGGAATTAAACGATAATGATACACGGTATCCTAGATGATTCAGGCAATATAATTGCATCCTTTGTAGTCCCTTTGACTGTAAAGAGCAATCAGCCAGTATTTGTCTCGGATACCCTTTCGTTAAAGCGTGCGATCCAACGTAGATCTTCTCAGAGATGGGAGATAGAGACTCGTCTATCTCCTCTCAAGGAATCAGCTAACGATTTGATGGTAAACTTTATAACAAAGGGTTTCGATACAATACATCAAATTATAGTCCCACAAAATTATGCTGTTTTTACAAAAACAACTGCAGCGGGGCTTGTTCAAACAGATTCAGTTAATAGAGTAGCAGGCGTAAATCAGCTTGCTATTGCTATGACAGCTATAAATGCAGGCAAGTTAATACCAAAAGGTGCATTTATTAAATTTGCAAATCACTCTAAAATCTATATGGTTATAGAGAACTGTAGTATGTCAGCTTCACAGGTGACAGCACTTAAGATATTTCCACAGTTAAGACAAGCGGTCCCAGCAGGTACACTAATCACATATAGTGATGATGTTAGAATGTCTGTACGATATGATACAGAAGTGGTAACCGGAATGGTATATGAAGACGGGTTACTAATGGATAATGGCGTTATTAAATTAATAGAGGCGTTATGATAATTTTCCCCCCAAATGTACAGTGGGCACTACAACAAGATACTATTGAAGCGTTTTATATGCTTCGTATTCTACAAGAAACACACTGTACAATAGCTGCAGCGGCGGCAGGCACCACTACTATAAGCTTATTGCCTGCAATTCCAACACAAAATAAAGTAATAAGAGCTGGGACAGTTGTTACGTTTGCAGGTGATACAAAGAAATACTCAGTTGTTACGGGAGGAGATCTCTCTGATACTACAGCAACTACCGTGACTATCTCACCAGCTCTGACAAGTGCAAAGCTTGTAAATACAAAAGTTACATTTGAATATAATGTAATACACAGTACAAGCTTATTCATGGATATAGATCTTCTAGATTCTGCAGGTCTTCCTGTGCTAGGGCATAGTTACGTTGCAGATGACACAATTGCAAGTGTAGATGCACCACAAGCTACTACTAATGTAGATAGAGAGCAATTTAGAATTTTACTGAGTGATCCGCGCTTAGAGTCAATGGAAACTGTGTTTAACAACCTAGTTGGCTATCCTATTGAAGTTAGACTAGGTTTTTTAAATATTGACACTTGTATGCCTTTCCTCAGCCTTTCTGACACCATTATAGTATATAAAGGTCGTGTAGACAGCACGGCATACTCAATCAAGACACAAGAGATGGGTGAAGCTGTATTACAAGTAACTGGTTCAAGTCCAATGAGAAGCTTAGATGCAAAGAATTCACTATTCTTAAGCAGAGATTACGTACGACAGCTAAGTCCGAATGATTCTTCTTGTGATCAAATCTTTGAAGGTTCAGAAGCACTAGTATTAAAGTGGGGTAGAATCTAATGGTATTTTTAACATTAACACTTGCCACCTGGATTATGATAGCAATGGTTGCTATTTCAGTTGGGATGACAATTTATAGTTTAATGCAAACACCACCAGCCTTCGATACGAGTGCTTTGGAAGCCCGTAAGGGAGCTGAAGTTGTTATTGAAGGAAAGTCAGAAGATCTTCCATTAGTTTACGGAAGAGCTTTAGTAGGCGGTTCACGTGTATTTCATGCAGTATCTAGTGATTTTAATTATGTAGCATCTAATGCAGATAAAACGTTTGCAACAGGCGTTAACCATACGGTAACTTGGTTTACAGAGTTTTACTTAGTTAATAATCCTCGTGCAGTAAATGCAATATTAGAAAAGAGAGGTACTACAGGTACAACTGAGGTTCTCACTCAATTAGCAAAAAGTATTAACGGTAGGAAGAATGAATTTTTATATTTTCAACAAGCACTTTGCCAAGGCCCGATTGGGGGTGTAATTGATGTTGTACTAGAATCATCACGATACTTAGATGATGCAACCTTAGCTACTTTTGGTGCTCCAGATGATCTTAATACTGGTGAAAAGCATAAATGGAGTGATCCGAAAAAGGCACGTACAGCTGTTAGGATTGATGTACATTATGATGCAGGGATGAATATCGCAGATAGTATCATTGCAGCTAATTTTCCTGAAAGATCAGATGCTACATTTAACAATATTGTGTATGCCAGTGCTACAGTACGTACAGACAGAGATGATCCACAATTTAGTGCGCCACCCAGGCTACAGTTCTATATAGAGGGCAAGAAAGTTCGTAAAGTTGTAAACGGAGTATTAAATACAAACTTTGAGTATAGTAATAACCCAGCCTGGTGTTTGTTAGATTATCTATTAGACGGTCTTTCTGGTGCGTCAATTCCTGTTGAAGAGATTAATCTTCCAAGCTTTGAAGCTGCTTCTTTAGTCTGTGATTATATTGTTGCAGAAGATGTGACGACAGCTGGAAAGATTTGGCAGAATACAGAAGGTACTCGCAATATTCATACGCGAGATCTACCTCTTTATGAATGCAATATGATCATTGATACTAAGAAGCCAATTAGAGATAATATTACCGGCATGTTAACTAGTATGGGTGATGCTCGTTTAATATGGTCACAGGGGCAATATAGACTTAGCCTCCAATATACACACACAAGTAATGATGACTTGTTCATTGTAGCTGAGCTTGGTGAAGATGACTTAGTGCTTGATCAAGAAGTTGAAATCAATTTACCTTCAGCTAGTGATCGCTTAAATTATTGTACAGTTAAGTTTCATAATGAATTGTCTAATTTTAAAGAAGATTCTGTAAGTTGGCCGCCTAAATTTCCCGGTAAAGTTTATAAGGGTGTTGGTGGTAAGAAGTATCCTATTTCGGATTATAGTTATACAGAAGATAACGAGGATGGCAGCTTTAATAGAGGCGCTAATCTGTTAAACTCTGTAGGTGTTTGGGGGTCTACTCTCAATACTACATACTTAAGCTATTACATCATTTTGACTTATGAAGATGTTATGGATCCTGATAACAACGACCTAATCAAACCTGTTAAGGTGCAGTACACAGGTGATAATGAAATTAGGATTCGTATTAAAAACAAAACCAATACTATTACCTACTTAGATGCTCAACACAAAGATTGGAAATCACAAAAAGAATCTATAGTTACGTTGCCTATTCTAAAAGGTGAAACACAAGTTTTCCATATAGAAATAGACGGGACTAATACTCAGAAGGAAAAAGCCGTAGCTGCTAGAATAGTTAACGGCCCTAAAATACTGTGGACAACTCGTGAGTCAGCTTATTCAGATGTATTAGAGATTGATAATACAGATACAACATACTCAGTCTTCTTAGAAGAAGATGGCGGTACTAAGTTGGAGATGGAAACTTCAGTTGAAGCAATGACAGACCCTTATCATGCAGCAGCTAAAGCAGAAGAGTATGTACGAATGAGTAGATCCTCTTTCGTAATTAAGTTTAAATATGTTGTAAGACAAAACTATTTAGAGCCTGGAGATTTTGTTAAGCTTACTAGTCCTACCCTTAATCTTGCAGGTGAAATATTTAGAGTCAATTCTGTTAAGATTGTTGAGGGTCATAATTGTGAAGTAACTGCACAACGTTTTGATCACTTGCAGTTAGCTTGGTCACAAAAAGATGATCAGCATATGGTTCCGCCAAATATTTATAGTAATCTTTTTAATCCCCCAAGAAATCTTAAATACATACCTACAGGCAGCTCTCGATTAATTACATCAGGCACGTTAGTTTGGGACGCTCCGGGTGATGCTGTAGATTTGGCTTATTACATTGTATCTGTACACGAAGCCGATGGCCCAACGCGGACTAACAACGCTCCAATCTTTAGAGAGCTAGGACGTGTAGCCGAAAGTTCTTTTGTATTACCTAAGCTAGAAGCTTTTAGTGCAATATTTTCAGTGATGGCTGTCAGTACATCTGGTCGTCGTTCTACTACAATCTATACTGGTGATAAAGCACAAATAATAGATGTTTATGATTCGTATCTATTTGATGGGTTAACAGTATCACGTAGCGGTCTTACTGTAAACTGGACTGCTTGCAATGTTTATGAAAGTGGTGTTTTGTTAAAAGCTTTACCAGCAGGCACAGTTACATGGACAGAAGGTCTTTTATTTATTTACTTTGATTTTGTTAACGACAAGATTATTAAGGCTACAACAGACTATACTCAGGTTTATAATGGCGTTGTATTGGCAACATTTGATGGTGTTGAGTTTAACCTTAGTGTATCCGAACTAGATGCACCTACAGTATTAACTGTTGAAGGCCGTACTGATACAGTGTTTGATTCTAAAGATGCTAAAATTGTCTGGCAAGCTAATTCTTCAAATCTATCAGCAAGTACTTTCTTAAAACATTATCTTGTTCAAGTACTTACTACAGCAGATGTATTAAAGAAAGCTTATGTAATTACGCCTGACAAAGATGATGCAGGCTCTCTGTTAATTACTGATACAATGAATTTAGAGTTATTTGGTACATTAACTCGTAGCTTTAAAGTGCGTGTCTATACAGTTGATTCTGCAGGATTATTATCTGCAACACCTAAAGTTTCTACTATTACAAATGCAGCACCTTTAGTAACAACCTTAGAGCTAACACCAACTGTTAAAGCTGTCTTTGTAAAAGCTGCAATTATGTCTGAAGATGATATTGTAAAATATGAATTCAAACAGTATGCAACGGAAACAATAGCAACTGCAGAAAACACAATAACAACAGTTAGTAATAGTTGTACCTTTGCCACAGCTGATGATTTAGATCGTTGGTATACAGTGACAGGGTATGATTACTATGGTGTTGGTATTGAGTCCGCTCGTGTTAAAGAAAAATCATTAGCGCAACCACAGTCTACTGGCTATGCGTTCTTACGATATGCAAGTGATACGGCACCTGTTGCGCCGACTGGCGGTACGTACCTGTTGCCAGTACCCACAAAAGGCACAGCAACCGACCCACTTGGCACGTTGGCGTGGAGCGATGGCATCCCTGATGGCACGGCACGCTTGTGGCAGACAGCGCGAATATTCACGGCTAACGAGCAACCACCGCATCAAACTGCGTGGCAAACACCTGTATTAGTTGCAAACAGTGCTACAATTAAGTATCAATATAGTTCTGTCAATCCGCCTACAACCGCTGATGCAGATTGGGCAGATGGCCCAGGAATAGCAACTTTGTATATGAGAGTTGGTACTTCAAAAGATGGTATTAATGGTCCATGGGTTTGGGGAGCAGCGTTTAAAGTTAAAGGTGAAGCACCACAGTCTAGCTTTGTATCTACTGTATTTGCGAGAGCTACAGGTAGTGTTGTTCCTGATTTACCTACTGGCGGTACTTATCCGCGTGGATTACCTGCTGGAAGTATATGGAAGGATGGCATTCCTGGCGGCACAGGTAAGATTTATACATCTAGTAGGCTATTTACTAGTGATGCTTTAACTCCACAAGATCCTGCCTGGTCTACAGTAACATTAATGGTAACTAACGATAAGACTAAATTTCAGCTTAATAATAGTGATCCTATTTCTGCTACTGGCTGGTATGATTCTGACGATGCGAGTAAAGACCCTACGCTTGCGATTTATATGCGTATTAATTATTCTGAAGATGGCGGGACTACTTGGACTTATGGATTGCCTTCAAAGATAAAAGGTGAAAAGGGCGACCCTAGCTATACAAGTTTTATTAGTACTGTATTTACAAGAACAACAGGTAAGCCATTACCAACGCCTGTAGCACCTACTGCTGGTACCTTTGCAACAGATGGGTTGCCAAATGATGGTGTATGGGTAGATGGTATACCTCCATTACCGGGTGTATTGTGGAGTAGTTATAAGACATTTACAAACGATCCTAATGCAACTGCTGAGAGTTGGAGCACACCTGTACGTATTCTAGACGATGATAAAACAGACTACCAATTTAGTGTTACAAACAGTTCTATAAATAGCACTTGGCAAGATGATGCATTCGAAGGTGCCGTATATATGCGTATTGGAACGTCTGTAGATGGTGTAAGTTTTACTTATGGACCTGGTATTAAAATAAAAGGTGAGAAGGGTGATCCTGGTTTAATATCCTTTAAGAGTACTGTATTTACTAGACGTGCCGCAACCAACCCAGTAACAGCTGTACCTACTGGCGGCTCTTTTGATTCACCTAGACCTGGTCCTGATCAAATAGAATGGGAAGATGGTATACCAGAGGGTGACGGTATTGTATGGCAATCTTATACTACTTTTGTAAATGACCCTAATGCAGCAACACCAGCATGGAGTACGCCTAAGGCTGTTTTAAATGATAATAATACAAAATATTACTTTAACACTGCTAATGTTGCTACGGGTTGGGTTACAGTCCCTAGCACAACTACTGAGTGGATGCGTATCGACACAAGTACTGATGGCTTCCTTACTACTGTAACTGGCACTCCATTCAAGATAAAAGGAGAACAAGGTGAGACTGGGTATACAGTATTTAAAAGCACTGTATTTACCAGACGTGCTGCTAATAACCCGCCTACATTCACACCAACAGGTATTACTTCTGATAATCTGCCAACACAAGTAGAATGGGTAGACGGTATACCGCCTTTACCTGGTGTATTGTGGGAATCACATGCTTATATCAGCACTGACCCTGCTGTGACAACAGTCACCTGGTCTGAACCTAAGCAAATTTTAAATGATGTTAATACTAAACATTACTTTGCTACAACTAACTCTGCAGTGGATAGTGATTGGTCTTTAACGCCAAGCACAACTACAGAGTGGATGAGGATTGATACGAGTATTGACGGATTCATGACGACTTCTGTTAAGGGCACACCATTTAAAATTAAAGGTGAAAAAGGTGAAACAGGGTCTGGTATTGACATACGACTAACAAATGATTTAGCTTATATACCAACGGATCTTAGCAATGTCTCAGATTATTCAAAGGCTGCTACAGGTATTGTTGTTCAGAATAATAATGTAGATGTTGCGTATTCAGCTACAGCAGTCACACTTGTAGGTGCTTTACCAAACACTTATAGTGTTACTCTGGAAAAGGAGAGTTTAACAGGCACACCCTCTTTAGAAGTAATTAATGGTATTGTAACTAGTAAAGACTTTGGTACTATCACTCAAGGTGTTGCTAAATTAACTTTTGTTGTAACTATAAAAGATCAGTATGGAAATATACTAGGGCCGTTTAAGAAGTCACAAACGCTAGTTAAACAATTTCCTAATGGTACTTTAGAGCTATTAGCAACTTCTGCAGCGCAGTTAAGCGTATTAGACACTGTATTACCGCTTGTTACGAATATTAATGTCACGTATTCTCCTGATAAAAATGGCGATGGCTTTGCTGATGGGACAATAACCTGGGACTACCCTGTTGATGCGGCTATATCAGGTTTTGTTGTTTGTTACAATAATGTAAGATATTCCCCAGGCACAACTAACTTCATACTGACTGACTATACTTGTGACGATGTGCTAAATAATCTTACAAAGCAAATTATAAAGATTGGTACAGGAACAAGATCAGTTAGCGTGCCTAACATGGGTACGGAAAGTTATCGAGTTGCATTTGTTTTTGCATATAGAGTTCTTTCAAAAGCCACTTATGATGCTTACCAGTTTTCTAGGGTAATTTATGACGAGGCGTATTGGGCAGTTTCTTCGCCAAAGAGTTTAGGGGTAACAGTTGTAGAAAAGAGTACGCCGCCTGAGCGTTATACTGACGTTGTCAATAAAGACATGGAAGTAAGTTTGGAAGATGGTAGCACTATTAAAGTGTCTGAAATCTTTGAAAATACGGTTAACGCAAATGTTATCAATAGTAATGCAGCGCTAGTAGCACCTACTGAGGGTACGGTTCTATTCACTTATAGCGGTGCGGATACTACAAGCGGCAATGTAAATTTGAACATTAGCTTTGAAGCAAGTAATCCAATAGCTGTAACATCTAGGTATGCTTTTTGTGTTATAAGCAAAGAGACTGCAGACTTAACCTTGTTTACAAATTTAACTAACAAGCAAATTATGGAGGAGCAGAAGTCAGCTACAAAGTTTGTTGAGGCATCGGAGGGTGTACTACAGTCAAATGGTAGATTTAAATATTCTGTCCAAGCAGCTAATGTCCCTGGTGCGCTAAACCATGCTGTCTATATATTTGCATTTAGGTATGCATCAGGTGGTAAGCTTTCAAGAAACAATTTTATCGATGTTACAACTAAAACACAATATTATGGCTCTCCTGTACTTAAAGTGGGTACAACAAAGTATAGCGGTAATGTTGTCCTTAAAGGTGATGACATTAAGGATAAAACAGGTGTAATTACTAGTTTAACAGATTTGAGTAAGGTTGCTGAGGATTGGAATCTGGCTAATAATAAAACATTGTCAGCGATAACAGCTTTGCCTCTAATCTCTGCAACAGTACCACCTATTGTTTATGATAGCTCTGCAAACAGTTCTGGCAATGTAGATTACAAACTTAACTTCTTTTATAATGGCGTTGTTATACCACCAGCACTTCCTGCTGTAGACGATAGTATTGATGGTTTTTGTATATTAGAGCAAACTGTACTGCCAAACACTGCTGACGGTCTTCCCTCAAAAACCATAGCTACACCTACTGCTGCAAAAATGCTTACTAATCCTGCGGCAAGATTTCTTGATGCAAGAGACTATGTAAGCGTAGACGCAGGTACATATAAATATGAAGTAGACATGGAAGAGACAAAAGCAATACCCTACCGAGTAGTGTTTATCTTTGCATATCGTGCAATAACTTCTGGACAAAAGAAGCAGATTCAGTCAGGTACAACTCTTGTAGAGATTGGTGATAAAGAGAAGAAATCATATATTGTCTCTGCTGTCGTAAGGACTCATCCTTTAAATACAATAGTAGTTGACGGTGTGGTTACTAGCCCTAGTCTATTTACAGGGGAGCTGTATATAAGAGCTGGCTTAAGAGATAGCTATGGCACTACAATAGCTATTAACAAGCTTTCAGAAACTATTTCTGATTTTGATAAGACCAATAATACTTCTATTGCTAAAATTGTAGCTGTAACTAACCTAGCGCTTAGCTATAATTCCATTGGGTGTACTTCTGGTAATGTTAATTTAGTCATTGATTTTGATTTTGCAGGAAGCTTAGCAGACATTGATGGTTTTGTATATTATGAAGCTACAAAAGATGGGCAAGGTACTATAGCAGACGTTGGACTAGCAACCTTGTTTGGCAACGTAAACTCAAGGTTTATTGACGTAGACGCTACCGTATCTGGTACACACTTCACAGTTGAAATAGAAGAGGCTAAGCCAACACTATTTAGAACAGTATTTGTTTGTGCTTTTAGGGAAGTTTATGACACCACCTACAAGGCTGCTAATAAACTATCAACTGCACTTAAGCCTGGCTTATTAACCTTTGGTAAGAGATTTTTTATTGTCTCGCCTATTGCTCGCAGTAATTTGAGTGGAAATTTATATCAACCACAATCGCAGGCAATAATAAAAGCTGGTGTAAATGTTGGCGGTTCAAGAGTAATTACACTATCTGATGCTATTGGTGACTGGGATTTAGCAAATAACGGCGGATTGGCAGGAAATACTGATACTGTCGCTGCACCTACTTACCCTTTAACAGATGCAATGATAATTGAAGGCGGGCTGTTAGCAACTAATATCAATATTACTGCAAATTGGTTGTATACTATTGTGCAGATAGTTGATCCGATTACAAACGAGCTTATAAATCCTATTGATGGCTTTCTTGTGTATTTGCTTGAGGATACTAACACCAGCCCAGGTACTGTAATAAACTTAAATGACCTGACTGTAAAGAAGACTTTTGTAACTACAGATGTAACTAAACGTAGCTATAAGTTTGAGGCAATGCCCATTAAAAAGGATAAAAATACTCTATATTACTACAACGTTGCTGTTTTTGCGTATCGTGTAATCAGTGAGGCTACGTATACAAAAGGTTTAAAAACGTCAAGTTTAAAACCTTCGCTTAAAAGACCTTCTGCATTCAATACGCCGATGTGTATTTCAAGTTCAACATCTTATGCGTTAACCGCAAATGCGTCATACGTATTAAAAGATACAAAGGGGGCGTTGCCGCATGACTATCCAATTGGCGGTGACTTCTGGTTAAATACAGCTGGTTATGCAGTGGCAGGTATTCCGCATTTGCAAGTTGGATATTATAACAATGCAGGCTGGAGTCCACTAACTGAGGATGAAGTTATCAAAAAGTTCAATACAGCGTATGCTTCAAAGACAGGTACAATCCATGAGTATAGCTCTCCCCTTGAGCCTATAAATTACCCTGGATTCTATTGGAAAAACACATCTGGCGAGGTAGTGTCTGGTGTAGCTCCTAATGGTGTTGTGTACTGGGATGTAACTCGTCTTATGTGGCAACCTAAGGTAGCTAAGACCGCAGGTAAAGTGACTGAAGGCGATCCAGCCATAATAGTGCCATATGAGGGTACTGTGTTATTAAGTACAGTGCTTAATTCTAATGGTACAAAAACATTATATAGAGGTCGTAATGGCCAATGGGAACCACATGTACAGCTTTCTACTAGTGAAATATTTACGACAGAAAAGCTAATGAAAGCTAACAAAGTAGCAACCAAAGCTTTCGTTACTGGTACATCAGGGTATTTTACTCGTACAATTAATTCGAAAGGTAAATTACCAGAGTGGCCTAAGTCGGCTACTGATATATTTGCTAAAAGCTTATTAGTAGGTAACGTTTTACCAACTTTAATTTTATAGGAGTATAAATGACAACGTACGTAGCAGCAGGTGATCAGTGGACTAACACTGCTGACGCCAATGTAACTGATCCTACTACAGGGCAAGTTATAAAACCTGGTACTACTGTCGAATTTAATGGAGAGGACTGGAGCTATATTTCAGTCCTTCCGACTAAATCGGCAACAGCGCCGACAGAACAAGTTAGGGGGCAATTGTGGGTTAATACCGCAGTTACCCCTAATACTCTATCACAATATATCCCAGCAACAAATACTTGGGAAGTTATATCTACAATAGTAGAAAAACCTGAAGATATTGGTTGTGAAGAAGCTTCAACACACAACGAGTATCAAGGCCTTTATAATGTTAATGCTATATACTCAAAAGGTGATGTAGTTAGTTATCAAGGTAAGAAATGGTGGGCATTAGGTACTAATCAAAATATAACGCCAACAGAAAGTATTAGCTGGACACTATTAACGTCTACAGGAGAATCTGGTAAGTCTACATTTGAACTGAGCTTCTATACAGTAGCTGCCCAAGCACCATCAACATCTCCTTCTGGAAATTATTCTAGAAACATGGTAACGGGTGTAGTATCTAGCGAAGCAGGTTTTGCTTTAAATGGCTGGAGTGTAAACCCGCCTGCAGCTGTACTAGGGCACACTCTCTGGAGGATGACAAACATTGCAGAAGCAACAGCAGGTATGTTAGATACAGGGCCAATTCAATGGGTACCTAAAACACCCGTTGCAATAAGTGCGTCAGGTGTTTCTGCTAACTTTAGCATTGGAACGGTAACAAAAGGCGACAATGCAGCTGTAACTAAAGCAGGTACTGATGGTAATTTTACACTAGATTTTGTACTGCCTAAAGGTGACCCAGGTGCCGCAGAAAGATATGATATCTTAGGCGGTACCACTTATATTGACTGTAACCACATAACAGGTATCCCTGTATTAGAGTTTCTAAACTTTTCTTTATTAAAGAGTTTAGGTGCCTCCACTTCAGATGTTACTAGTGTAGTTTGGTCAGCGTACTCAATGTCACAATATGGCTATGCAGGTAATGCTATACCTGTAAGTAATTTAAATAATGGCGCATGCAGTGTAGACTTAGCTACTTGTCGATGGGGGTTAGTAATTAGCGCAAAGTTAACTGCAAATGGCCCTACAGTTGCAAGTAGATTTATCGCACCTCAGCTTATTGAGATTCCCGGACCAAAGGGTGATACAGGAGCAAAAGGCGATACAGGCAATACTGGTACCGCTGCCACAATCAATGTAGGTACTGTAAGCGCAATAGCATATGGTTCTACTCCTACTGTAGTTAACTCAGGAACATCTGCAGCAGCTGTGTTTAACTTTGGATTACCGCGTGGTGAAAAGGGTGATGCAGGCGTAATTAGTAGCGTAACAGCTACATCTACAGCAGCAGGTACAAACGCTGCAGTTACATTAGGTGGTACACCAAGTGACCGTACAATTGCACTGAGTATTCCAAAAGCTTATAATGGTACGAGTCGCGTATTTATTGAGATGTATAAATGGGCAGTAGATGAGCCTACTATAAAGCCTTCAGGTACTTCTACTTATACATGGGCAGATGACACGTATAGTTGGCCTACAGGTGGTTCTAATTCATGGACAGCTTATCCAGGTGCTGCTCCAGGCGGTATGACGCTTTGGGTAGTTAGAGCAAAAATTGTTAGCCAAATAGTAGAGGCAACAACAGATGTTACTTGGTCAGATGCTGTAATTTATCCTATTAGTGGATCTGGTCCAGGCTCTTATACTTGGATTAAGTACGCTACTGCAGCAGATGGCACAGGCATGACAGATACTTATAGTGATACTATGAAGTATATGGGTATTGCCGTAAATAAGTTGACTGCTACAGAGTCTACTAGTGCTGCTGCATATGATTGGGTTAGAATTAGAGGTGCTGATGGTCTTGATGGGGTTTCTACTACTATGTATAAGGTAGAGCCTGTTGATCCAATCTTGACTAAAAATGCTGCAACTGGAACTCTGAATAAAACTCAAATTACTTTTAATTCGTATGCTAGAACAGGGGTTGGTGCTTTTGTAGATTATGCAGCGTTTTGGCGTGTATATGTAGATGGTTCAGAAGTTAGTGCCTCTGCTACAAGTACTTCAACAAAGACTGCAAATATTACTAGTGGGTCAGGTTACGTTAAAGCAATCATCTATTCAGATTCTGCCAGAACAGTTAAGGTAGATGAAGTATATGTACCTATTGTAAATGAAGGTCCAAAAGGTGATACAGGTACTTTAGCATTAGGTACAATAGCTACAGGTGCTCCAGGTTCTACTGTTGCAATTACTAACACAGGGACAGCGTCTGCTGGTATTCTTAATATTACAATACCTAGAGGAGATGTAGGCGCTACGGGTGCTGTACAAACCATTTCTATTGGGACTGTTACAAAAGGTATCACAGCTGCTGTAACTCGCACATTAACAGGTTTAAATAATAGTTTTGATTTTGTACTACCACAAGGTGATAAGGGTGATGCAGGGACAATAGCTATTGGCACGGTATCCACAGGCGCTGCTGGCTCTAATGTTGCTATTACAAACGTAGGTACAGCTTCTTCGGCTACCCTTAATATTTCAATACCAAAGGGTGATCAAGGATTACCGCCTACAATAACAGCTAATAGTACTACAACAGGTACTGCAGGGAGTTCTGCCAGTGTTACATTAGATGCATCAAGCACCTCTACAGCTGCTAAGTTTAATTTTACAATACCTAAGGGTGATAAGGGAGATGCTGGTAATGCGGGTAGTATTGCTGTAGGTACAGTAACTACTGGTAATGCAGGCACATCTGTTTCAGTTTCAAATAGTGGAACTACATCTGCAGCTGTATTTAATTTTACAATACCTAAGGGAGATGTTGGTCCTGTTGCCGCATTTAGTGTGGGTACAGTTACAACAGGTAGCGCAGGCTCTAGTAGTGCTGCAAGTATAAGTGGAACAAGTGCTAGCCCTGTGTTAAACCTAACAATTCCAAAAGGCGATAAAGGAGATATTGGCCCTAATCTATTTATAACATCTAGCAGAGAGTTAGCTTTCTATTCGGTTGATAACATATATTCTGGATCAGGTAATAGTAATATAACCCTAACAGCTGTTAAGTCGTCAGATATTACTAGTACAAGTTATGTATGGTCATTTTCAGGCTTTAATGGTGGGAATCCCTCTACTAGTGCTCAAAATGCTGTAATTAGTACGTCTAATATGGGTACATCTCGCGCAGCAACAGCCACTTGTACTATTGGCGGATACTCTTATATGGTAACTATTTATCGTATGAATGAAAGCTCTGCAGAAGCCGGGGCTACCGTTGGCGCAGATTGGAGCAGTAACGTAACAAATAGGCCTACTTCTTTATCTGGTATTAACTCAACGGAAGGCACGTTGCTTGGATTGTTTTCATATAGCGGATCTACTGTAACTTTAAATGCTAACTTCCAATCAAATGCTAATATTACTGCTTATTATTCTTCTGATGAAAGATTAAAAGAATGTGTACGTAAGATATATGATCCTATTGGAAAGTTAAAATCAATATCAGGTAACAACTTTAAATGGGCAGAAGATTATTATGCTAAACAAGATTCTGATTTTGTTAAGGAATGGGATGTTGGTGTACTTGCGCAAGAAGTAGAAAGAGTATTACCAGAAGCTGTTAGAAAACGTAGTGATGGATTCTTAGCGGTAGATTACGCTAAAATTATACCTTTACTTATTGAGGGTTTTAAAGCTCAACAAGAAATTATAGAGGAACTTAGAAATGCCATACAGCATAAGTGATGTAAATGTAGACTTAGGCAGAACTACAACAGCAACAACAAGCTTAAATGAACCTGTAGTTAGAGATTTATTATTAGCAGACCCTTATCCTGCTCCTGTAAATTTATATCCAGACCTTTCACCTGAAAACAATACGCCACCAGTTTTATCTGTTAATACTATTACCCAAAATAGTTGTATCTTTACGTGGACAGGTGGTGAAACTTATGGTACATATCAGCTACGAGGTAGATGGAAAGATAAAGATGGCTATTGGGTAAATATTGCAGCTGGGAATACTTTAACAAAAGGGGCTGTATTTAATTTCGGTTATTCGGGTGATCTTCGTAATACAATGTACGGATATTATGAAGTGTTTATTGTAATTAGATTTAATGGAATTGATTATCTGCCTTCTAACACAGTTAATGTACAGCTCTTAGATTGGTCGTTTGAGGATGGCTTTTATCCAGCTACGCCATATGGTGTAGGCAGCACCGCAGATGCAAACTACCCAAATCATAGTGTAACTTATCGATATGATATAAGATGGTTTAGACTTGCTCTTAGGCTAAAAGGAGTTGCTGATTCTGAATTAGGAGGTAGTGCACCGGCCACATATACTAACTTCAGCATGTCAATACATAGAAATGTAACAATCTATGATAGTAACAATTATAATGGTAATGTAGTAATGACTGTGCTTGCCGGTAATAATAATTATCTATGGGAAGCACCTAAGTTAATTATAGGCATTGATGTAGGTAGTGATCATGACTTTACATTTGTATATTCAGGCATAGCTAATGTAGATCCTTCTGACTACGTATTAGGTCATTACGAAACAGATACAACTTATCAGCCTGGTGATGTTGTTTGTATGTATAGTAATTTAGTAATGTGTATTAAAACATGCACTAATATTGAACCTTTTAATCATGCAAGTTGGTCTTATTATTGGGACTATCCCCCTACAAATCCTGGAAGAGCTATTGCCTTTTGGAATACTCACTATGCTAGAAATAGTACTTTCATAAATAATGGTACTATTCTAGGCGGTGGTGGCGGTGGAGGACGGGGTGGTGAGACAACTATTACAGAATTATACTATAACCCTTCAGCTTTTATAAACCAAAAGTATTTAAAGGGAGATGCCGTAACGCACTCAGGTAATATATTTGTTTGTGTTACAGACACAGTGTCTGCTTACTTTAATGGTACTTTCACATGGTCAACACCCGTTAGGAGTTCTCACACAACATACTGGCGTTTCTATGCCCTTAGCACCGAAAAGTTTTCAACAGGCTCAGATGGCCTTCAAGGTGGACCTGCTCTATACCAAGGTAGCGGAATATCAGGTGGCGTAAAGCTTATGAATAACGGTACAATCTTTGGTGGTGGTAATGGTGGTGGTGGCGGTGGTGGCGGTACAGTTCCTATGTCTTACGCAGTTGTTTATGGGTTTAATGGTGAAGGTACATTTAGTAGTACGCCTGTAAGTCCTGCAGGTGGCGACGGTGGTCATGGTTCTTTCTATAACAGAGCTGAAGTAAACCCTTCTGTTGATTTCAAATACAAAGGTGGTATGGGTGGTAAAGGCTCCATAAATGGATTGACAGCAGGTGAGAATGCTACTGGTGCAAATCATGATTACAGCGGAGACGGTCTGGGGGGTGGCTATATTGCAAACAATTGGACAGAAGGCAGCTTCAATGTACTGCCTGGCGGTAAGCCGCTACCCCCTGTTTTAAGTATAGCAGCTGTTAGCCAAAATTCTATTACATTAGGAATAGCTAAGCAAGATCCTATTGGAGGCAATACACCGACAGGTTACTATATTTATGATAGTGCTAATGTGCAGCAAGGAAGTACTACAAACGATACATTTACAATAGCAGGACTGACATCAGATACGTCTTATAGTTATTACGTTACAGCGTATAATACTCTTGTATCAGCAAGCTCTAGCACTATAATTGGGAAGACAGCTTTAATATTGCCTACATTTACCTTTGGTGTTGATAATAAGACTTACAACTCATTTACAGTTATTATTAGTAAAGTTACCTCTGCTATTTATTATGAAATTTATTTTAATGGCGTATTAAGAACTACAATAAATGATTCTGGGAACAGTACTACTGTTTACGCAACTGGGCCTACAATGGGGATCTCTTCAACAACTTATGTAACAGTTAAGGCCTATAGTGGTACTAACTCTTCAGTGCTAACTCCTCCGCAAGCATGGACAACTACTTATGCTGCTGTTCCCGCAGTGCCTACTTCGTTTACATATGCAGAAACTAATAATACTAATGCATTGTTATCATGGTCTGGCAGTGGCGTCTCGTACAAGATAGCTGTTAAAAATCAGTCTAATAATGCTGTTACAAACTATACATCTAGTATAATGAATATTACAGCTACTGGTCTAGATTATGGCACTCTTTATGAGATAAGTATTGTTGCTGTTAATGAGATAGGTGACTCTATTGCTTATGTAATACCAAATGTAATGCTAGTTGACGTATACCTACCGACACTAACCTTGTCATCAGTCACTACGAAAACCTTTAATGTATCTTTTGGTGGGCCAATGACAGGCCACACCCATACCCTTATGCTACAGTCAATGGAATACTCTGGCGGCTGGGAAACAGAAATTATAGGTGCATACGCTAGTGGCAGTGCTTTCACACCTCCTAATAGATCTCGTGGTAAGTATAGACTAAGGATACAAGTTGCTAATTCTGGTGGAAAGGTCATGGCAACGCCTTATTTAGATGTACAGCTTTCAGATTGGGTTATTAGTTCATCTACGACTACCAATACACCTCAGAATATGTCCAATGGTTGGTATTTTAACGATGCATGGATACGAAATAATACTACTGCATTAGCCGCCTCAAACCCAGAATCTACTTGCTTGCGTAGTGTAACTATAAATAGCTCTGGAAGCTACACAACTACAGTTAGTAGCGGTACAGCCAAGCCTTTAAAAATAGATATTAATTCCTCTATTGAGAGCAACACAACACTAACTTTTAATAATAGCGGTACCATTCAAGGCGAAACTCTTTCAACAGCAAGAGTATTTAATAAACCTGAAAATGCTTTTGATATTTATTGCGCTTGTAAGCTTGTAATAAACAATAATGGCACAATAAGAGGTAGAGGTGGCAGTGGTGGCAGAGGTGGTTCTTCAATTAATCGTGGCGATTATGATGGCGAAGCTGGCGGTCCAGGCGGAGATGCTATTTATGCTTCTACAAATTTAACTCTTAATAATTATGGGACGCTTGCTTGTGGCGGTGGAGGAGGCGGTGGAGGTGGAGGTAATGGTTCTGGTGCCAGTACTTGGAGTAGCTCTACATATGCCAGAAGCACTACATATCCTACTCCGTCAGGCTCTGATGTAGGTACTAATGGCACTTCAGGCAAGGCAAGCGGTGGCGGTGGTGGAGCAGGTGGTACTGGCGCAAACGGAGCTGCGGGCACTGGTGTGTACGGTACTTACTCTCGTCAAGGTGATAATAGCGGTATATATGCGTCAGGCGGTGCTGGAGGTGCCAAGGGTTCTGCACTTACGGGTGGAGGTAGCGTAACACTTAACAACTACGGGACATATTACCCATGATAGTACGTAAGATAAAAAGCCAAGAAGAAATGGACAAATGCGTAGATATGTATATTAACATCTACGAAAATGAAATTATCCCATTAGATCGCGACAAGTCATTATTATCTATGAGACGTCACGTTGCTGCAAGGCAATTCTTTAGAGTTGTTGAAGATGATGGAGAAGTAATAGCATGGATTGCTGGAGCAGTTTTAGAGAGAGAGTTTATTGCAGAGAAATACATGCAACAAATATATTACTGCTCTAATCAAAAGGGTATGAAGTCTTACCGTTGTGTAGTATTGTTACATCAAGCTTTAGTAGAAGAAGCTAAGGCGTTAGGTATTAAATATGTACTTTCTACAGGCAGTCATGCCGATACTGAGAATGTGTTTGTAAGGATTCTTGGTAAGAATGGTTGGAATGTAAGAGGGTACCTAGCAATTTTTCATTTATAAGGATTAAGCATGGCCAAAAGAGTTAGGAAGGAACAGCCTACAGATGTTATTGATGCAGTCAAACCAATAACACTCTTGACTAAAGCACAGAAACAGTATTTCAATTCAATGAAAACGAATACTATTACTTTTGGGATTGGCGTTGCGGGGACGGGAAAGTCTTACGTTGCAATCTCCTATGCTGCACAATTGTTACAAGAGAAGAAGATAAACAAGATTATCTTAACAAGGCCAGCTGTTGAGGCTGGAGAATCGTTTGGATTTCTTCCTGGAGAGTTAGATGAAAAGTATGCGCCTTATATTGATCCTGTAAAAGATATACTTAATAAAAGATTAGGTACATCTTTCACTGATTACTTGTTTAAACGAAAGATTATTGAAGCGCGGCCACTAGCATTTATTAGGGGAAGTACTTTTGAAGAAGCTTTTGTAATACTAGATGAGGCTCAAAACTGTACACCTACTCAGATGAAAATGTTTCTAACTAGAATTGGCGAAGATGCAAAAGTTGTTATAGATGGGGATATCCAACAAAAGGATATCAAAGGCACATCAGGATTGTCTGATGCAATTGTAAGATTGCAAGGGATGAACGATGTGGGTATTGTTACATTTGACATTGAAGATGTTGTCCGTAGCGGCATCTGTAAAGAAATTATTAGGAGGTATGCATGAAGTATATATGGGCAAGGCTTAAAGAGCCTTCAACATGGTTTGGACTGATTTCAGCTACATTAGCTGTATTAAGTTCGTTTAAATTTATTACATTAACAGCAGAAGAAATGGATAGTCTGCTTGCGTTGTCAGTTGCTCTTTTGGGCAGTGGTAGCGTAGTATCCAAAGATCCACAATAGCGGTACGCCTCGACACAATTGTCGGGGCTTTTTTACGAGAGTCATGGGGGCAATTTTGCGGGGCAAGACGGGGCATTTCTGCACGAATTTTGGTGGGCGGCAAATCTGGGCCTGTGTGGCGCGGGGCGGTGGGGGCATCACTGGTGGATCAGGGTGGCAGTTGCGTGCCGTGTAGGGCAGTTTCTGGTGCCAGAACGGGTACACGTGGGGCAGTTGCGTGCAGTTCTTCAGGTACACTCAACCCCGTTAAATTAACCCTTGCGGCCTCCCCCTGTATTATCTCTCTTAGTAATACGGAAATAATAGTATCTTATATGAAGTACAATAATAACCTTATATAGGATAACATTATGTTTATTACAAGAAAAATGGTATTAAAAGATTTTGCAGTTAATCGTAAGAAAGCTACAAAGAAATATGGCAAGCATGAGTTGCCTCAAATTGACTATTCAAGTGATGCTCTGTCTTACAACATAAAAACTGTTTTGGCAACTTATCTTCAAGCCGGTAGTATGGCCTATGCACAGTTGAAACTCCACTCCGAAGCTGCAATTTCTTTGTGGGAACCTACTAAAAGGATATTTAAGATAGATCCTACAGTGTCTGCTGAATTGTGTAATTCAGCTGTTAGCGCTAGGGTGCCTGTAGATATTATAAGACTTCCTGATTGGTCTATAAGAGTTGATTGCCCTGAGATGCAACTAATGGCCTGTAAGTTGCGAGTACATGCCAATGGTGATATAGAAGATATGTTAGTAATAGTCATTGATGAAGAAAAAGAGCAAGTTGCAAAGGCTCTACGCCTAAATGAACCCTGGTGCGCTGATGAAGACACTGAAGAGGCTAAAGCTTACATTGGAAAGGCACTTTCTCTTTTATTATATTTGAGCACAGTGCATAATAGCGTTCCAAGATCTGCTTATAAAAAGTATACGGCTCTTAGTAAGAAAAATCAAACCAAACCTTTTATCTATCCTGAAAAAGCTTCTATAGTAAAGATAGGAGAAGAGCTTGGAAAAATGCTTCAAACAGCTTATACAAAGCAAGCAGGCTACAGTATGAAAGCGCACATAAGAAGAGCGCATTGGCATAACTATTGGACAGGTCCGAAAGATAATAGGAAGCTAATATGTAAGTGGACAAACTCCACAGGTGTTAATATGAATTTAGCCGATGTATAACGCGGGAAATACGGTATCTTATATGAAGTACAATACTAACTTGGAGATTAAAATGAAATACGAAGTGTTTATATTTGAACGTAATGCCGACAGTTATCATGATAGAGCAAATTTATTAAAAGCTTATAGAAGTTTTGAAGAATATGAGGATAAGATGGTGTTTGTTGTTGATACCGAAACAGGTGCCTTTGAGGTTATCTGTAATAAAGAGCAACTAAGTCTAGCAGCTGCAAAATTATTGTATATGGGGGAATTAAGATGAGCACAGTAATGTTTATGATTGACGCGGTTTTAGATATACGCGTTAGAACCCATTCAGTATTTGAATATGTACTATTCGAAGCTGAGTGTTACGATGAGTGTATTACTCTCCTAGACAGCGCTGATGCACGTCTTAGAGTTGGTAATAATTACTCATATTCTTGGAACCATACCCATTGGGATGGACAAAGATTAGAGTCATTTATTACACTTTTAGATTTACTTGATGATGATAAGTACAAATTAAACGTCCTTACAGAGGGCCATCTTTTTCAACAAGGGGTATTAGTATTATGAGTGAATGGTATAGCTTTATCGAAGCAATGTTACTGGTTGGTTTTTATTTTGTTTATGTAGCTTACAATGTATTTGCAGAAGACTGCAAAGATAGACGTAAGTATTGCAAGGTACGTCGTTGGGCACGGCATGCTCTGCAAAAGGACTACAAATAAACGCGGAAAACGGGGTATCTTATATGAAGTACAATAAGGTACCTCAATTCAATTAATCCAAGAGGAGAAAAATTATGTTTAGTTTACTTGATTCACAATGTGCTTGTGTAGGTAGCAGTTATGATATATTCACGGAAGAATATTTTGAAGCACTATACCATATCGAGTATGGCGACGGAAAAGAGTCTCACGCCTTCTTGGATCATCATTTGAAGGGTAAACAAAAATCTGAACCAGCGTCTGAGTTCAAAGACGTAAAAACAATACAGATTCCATTTGAGGAGGAGTTTGAAGGCTATTGGTAACAGCCGCATAGACCTGAGTAGGTCTATAAAGTGCTTATGTGTATAAGGATGTGTATCCTATACTGATGAGACTATAAAGTCGAAACAACTCCAAGAGGAAATTTACAATGAAAAACAAATTAGATAAACTAGCTTTAATTGGTGTCCTAAACACTTTCTGGGTGTTTGAACGCAACGGGATGGGCGGTGTACCCTCCTTTGATTTCACTAATAAAAAAGCTGGAGTTAATGTCTGGCACATCGAGGGCGACAAAGTAGGCATAATGTTACTTGAAACAAAGGAGGTATTTGAAACTAACCTAGAATGGGATGAGATTTCCGAATCCTATGGGCTTGGAGATTGGGATATTCCAAGATTAAATTCTCTAATTAACTTAACTGAAGGTGATTAAAATGGAAGGTACAATTTTTGAAATTGGTGGTTATGAGTTTTACATAGCTTGGAATGAAAAGATGACAATCTACAAAGTATGGTATGATCGCGGCCATTACCTTGATAGACGCGCTCCAAGGTTTGAATGCACTTCTTATGAGGAATCTGTGGCATTCTGTAAACTCAAATACGCTTACTGTGGGTAAGTGTCTCGGGATGTGTATCCCAACTGACGAGTCTAAAAAGACGAAACACACTTAGGAGTTATATTATGTTTACTATTGAAATCAATGATGTAGAAATTGAAATGAAAGAAACAGGAATGGGTATTTGGGAAGGTTCTAAAGAATTTTATCAAGTAGTATTTGATGAATTTCTTCAAGAATTGTTTGTAGCAGCAATGCTAGGCAATCGTATTGTTAAGTGTGAGAGTCAATTCTTATGCTAAAACATACAGTTTATGGTATTGGAAATACCGTAATGTCTTCAATAGATATGAGTGCAGATGTAATTACAATTGGGCTAGCATTAGCTCTACTTTTAATGTTTACAAAATAGGTGATATTATGTTTCCTTTAATTGCTTTAGGTGTTACAGCTTTAGGTGGATTTGGTTATACTAAAACAAATTCTTACAAAAGAAAAGTAGAACGTCATGCAAGACGTGCTGCTGAGAAAGCAACAAAAATTGCGAAAACCCAACTAGAGGCTGAAGCCTTGCATGACCTGATGGTAGAAGATATGGCTAAGTCAGACTCTGCTAATCTTGAAGGTCGATTCTGTGTTAACGAGAAAGATAAGGAGTTAAAATATGTACGCTCAATACGAACATTAAAGCTGGATAATTTACAAATACTTTCGTATGAGAAAGATGATACGGAAGTAGCAGTTGTTGATACAAAGGGTTCGGTCGTCCCCTTCTATTTGAAAAAGAACGATGCGCTTCTACTACAAGAAATTTTAGACAAACGGTTTCCAACACCGTAAGTTGGAGAGTATTGTAGTCATATCTAAGGATTACAATGGCATTTCTACAATACTCGGTTACAATTCTGTTAATGTTTGCTTTATTAGGCATCTCGCTTGTTAGTTTTACTGTAGGTACATGTATTCACCTACACAGAACAGGAGTAAGAAAATGCCGTTAATTTATTTAGCAGTTGTTGTATTAGTTGCAAAAGTTATGGACTCCGTTATTAACGAAGACAAGTAACAAAAACACACCCCTTTCAGATTCGATTCCTTAACAGGTTTCGGGTTTGAGAGGGGTTCCTCCTTTATTTTTTCCATTTTGGTACTTATGCGAAATAAATTATTACGTTCTTTAAAGTCTAGAATTGTATCTGAGATTGCTCCTCAATCTCCATTACGATTCTTAAAGAAGTTGAATATCGAAGATCATCTTGATGAGATAATTGCCAACGCTTATTTGTATACTAGGCCTAAGAAAGGCTCTGATAAGCAGATTATAATGTCAGAGGTAATTAGTATTCTTGGCCATAACATGCGAAAAGGTGAAAAGAAAGACTCTGCTACTGCAGCAAGATGCGGAGCATTCATTCTGTATTCTTTTGACAGCTTAGGTCTAACAGAAATTGTAATGACTAATGCAGCCAATGGGCACGGTACATATATTGTTAATGTAATTGATGAAAAGAGTATGCAAGAGTTGTGGGAAACTGTTGGTAGGCAAGGAGGTAAGGGAAAACTGCCCTCACTAGTACCATATGAAGATTGGAAAGGGTTTAAACATTCTACAGGCTTGTCTTTAGTTAAGACACAGTCTAGAGAGGTTGCAGCTACACTAACACCAGCTACTCATCCTATTGTATTTGAAGCAGTAAATAAGAGTCAAAGAGTTGGCTGGATTATAAACCAAGAAGTATACGCAATTGCTAAGTGGGCGTTGAGTAATAAAACAGAAGCATTCTCAGATATTTGGGAACAAAACAATCCACAGGCAAGAACAACAAAGCTGCGAGAAACCAAAGCAATTTTAAGTATTGCAGATAAGTTTACTGATACAACTTTCTATCATCTGTACTACCTTGATTTTAGAGGTCGTAAGTACCCTACAACAGCATATCTGCATGAACAATCTTCAGATATAGCTAAAGGCTTACTGCTTAGAAAAGACAAGAAAGTTATTGGACAAGAGGGTTTCTTTTGGCTATGTGTATCTATTGCATCTAATTGGGCAGGCAGCTCAGGCAGAGAAGATGGTGCAAAGACTGACAAAATACCACTTAGAGATAGATACCATTGGGTTCTAGACAATGAAGAGATTTTAACAGCTTATGCAATGTCGCCTAAGTTGCATCAAGGTTGGATGGATGCTGATAAGCCTTGGCAATTCCTTGCAGCTTGTGTAGAGCTTAAGAATGCATTAAGTATGGGTTCAATGTACTTACAGTATGAATCACATATAGAATGCTTTATTGACGGTTCTACTAATGGCTCTCAACATTTAAGTGCGTTAACTAGAGATGAAGTTACTGCCCCTTATGTTAATTTAGTACCGCTAGATATGCCTGGTGATTTATATGCATACGTAGCTGCTCATGTGTGGATGAAGATTGATTCAGTTCTTAGCAGAATGCCACCTGCATTAATACTAGAATGTGAAGAATTCATTGATGGATTAATATCGCTGAAGAAGAAAATTGTAGCTGCAGAGCCTAAATCTGATTTGAGAGCAGAATTAGTAATGCAAATTAGACAGTACAAAAAAGATTGGGAATCTGTTGGCAATAAAGCTGCACCTGTATTCTGGGGTAGAATTAAAGACTCTAAGCAAAGACGTAAAATTGTAAAGAGAAATGTAATGACACTACCTTATGGGGGCTCTAGCTATGGTCTATCTGAACAACAAATAGATGATTCAAAGAAACATGGCATAGAGTTGTTAATGAATATGGAGCATAAATGGGCAGCTTGGATGGGCAGATTGGTATATGAAGATGCTAAAGACTCGCTAGAAAGACCTATGATGTTGTTGTCTGTATTTGAAAAAGCTGGTGCAGCTGCAGAGAAAAGAGGTCAATTCTTAGAGTGGGTTGTGCCTGTAACAAACTTTCCTGTAGTACAAAACTATACAGAGGGTAAGACTAAGAGAATACATATTCAGTGGGGGCCTCGAATTGGTATTAGAAGCGATACCACAGGATACTTTGGGAATGATCTGCAATTGCATGTATGTTTCATTGAGGATCAAGTTCCCTCAAAAGGAAAGCAGTCTCAAGGAGCAGCACCTAATGTAATCCATTCTTTGGATGCAGCACATCTAGCAATGACAACAGTTAGATGTGATTTTCCTATCACTACAATACATGATTCATATGGATGCCTATTAGCAGACATGCCTAAGCTTTATCGTATTGTGCGTGAGACATTTGTTGAGTTGTACCGAGATAATCCTTTGTACCCTATCATAGATAAGATTGATGGTGATCTTACTTATGTAGATATGGGTGATTTGGATGTTAATTTAATTCTAGAAAGTGAATATGCTTTCGCATAGGAGTTTATAATGCAGTTAATGACAATTCGTGAGTACTTAGAAATGATTGAGTTTGAAGTATGTTATCAGACATTGAGCCACAGGTTAACTTTGATAGGTGTCAGACCTTATCAGTTTAAAAAGGTTGGTAAGAACTTTGCAGGTTTATTTAAACTATCTGATCTACAAGCTGCTGGTAACTACAAGAGAAGACTACCACGTAAACCACAACCTGTAGTCTTGCAAACAGAAATACTTAGGTTTCTAAGTAACCCTTTAACGCCTGTACATCGCTGGTATGGCTATAGAAATGAGGAATTAAAATGGCTTTGAGTGTAATTGGCGGTGGAAAGAATAAAGAACCACAAATAAAGATTTTTAAAGTTGTTCAAGGTGATCCAGATCATATTGATCAATTAAATGTACTAATTGCCAATAGCTGGCAAATTACAGAAATCATTTCTCTTAGCGGCTTTTTAAATATGCCAGGGGAAGCTCACTATTTATTGGAAAAAGTAGATTAAGCCTGGGCATGCTTCTTAACTGCCCACAACTGACAGAAGGAGGTCGTCATGTTAATGACACCAACACTATGTCTCGTTGCTGCAATGTACTTCGAGGCTAGAAACCAAACGTCCGATGCCATGTTAGGTGTCGGTCAAGTATTGATGGAGAATACAGAGAATGGCAAAACTATGTATGATACATTGAAAAAGAAAGGGCTGTTCTCTTGGGCTAGGAAAGGTGTTAAGATACCAAATCCTAAGAGTCCGGCGGACGTTGAAGTTTTTGAGCATCAGCAGAAGCTGGCGCGAAAAATGCTTTTCAAACAGCTTAGAACACCTTTATTACGAGGTAAGTATAAGCATTTTAATAATTGGCAATTAGGCAGGCGATTCAAAACTAATGTACCGTTGGTTAGAATTGATGACTTAGTTTTCTATTAGGATATTTTATGTACGAAGATTTATATGCAACAGTACAATATGTACTAGAGTCAGAAGGGAATGATTTTGAAGAATACATGGATGCTACGTGGGGTACAGAAGATTTCACATTGGCTAATGGCGACATGTTCGATAGGGCTCTAAAAGACCCCGATGTCGATCACCCATATGCTACAGCAATAAAGGCTAGAAGAAAACTTGATGAAATGTGTGAAGCTGATAGAGTAGCAAAACCTTTGTATTTAACAGTAGATCAAGTAATGGCATTAGCGCTATGAGTGCGTGGGATTATATCATAATTGCGTATGCTGTATTTGCTACTTATAGGGTAGGGAAGTTGACTATCATAATTAATGAGCTTAGGAATGTATGCGCAGATCTAGAATCACGTTTAATTTTAATTACGTTAAGTAAAGGACCAAATGACAAATTTCACTGATGAAGAGATAGAAGAATTACGCCAAATGATTAATGTACTTGGCGTATGTATAGGCGGTCCAGAAGGCTATGATGAAAATGATCCTAGTAGCTACTGGCCATTGGCAACTGCTATTGTAAAATGGCAAGGGAGGTTAAATGAAAATATTCAGCAAGCTTAATGATCTGCTGATTGCATTACAATCAAACCCAGATTATCATGAAATTCTTGAAGACATGCTTCCTGTATTAAGGGGCTTAATTCCAACTAGTACATTAATGAATGACTTAGGTGGTGATGTTTATATTCTCGAAACATTGGAAGATTTCAAAGAGATTGAAGTATTTGATTTGGATGACCCTGGTAAGAGTCTACTTGATAAAGCAGGCATATTTGACATTGTATCGTTTTGCGATGTAGATTGGATAAAAATACTATCATTAACATCAGATAGCGGTGGTCCGGTTTATTACATTCCACGAGAGCTTGCTCGACTTAACCCAAACGTGGGAGCATCTCTTGAGCTTTCGAATTCATAGACCCCGTTAAATTAACCCTTACATCAACCTACTATATGAGATTTAAAAATGGCAATTCTTAAAAATATTGAAATACACTGGCCACAACTTGATAAACCTGAATCAAAGTATAATCCTCAGAATCCAAGATGGACAATGCAATGCCGCACTTATGATAAGGCTCTCTCGAAGCAAGTTAAAGCAATGGGAGTTAAGGTTGAGGAAGAGGAATTACCAGATGGTACAGAATACTGGAGATTCTCTTTAGGAAAGAATACTGTTTCAAAAACTACAGGGAACAAGAATCCGCCTGTAGAAGTTTTAGATGGTAACTTACAACCAATTCCTTCTAAGTCTATTGGCAATGGTTCTGTTGCAAATGTACGTGTTTTAGAATGGGAAGATAAGAATAAGGCTGGCGTAAGTGCTGGTGCAATCTTAATGGCAGTACAGATTACAAAATTAATCCCTTATGTAGCAAAAGGTATTGATAAGGAATCTTTTGAAGTTACAGAGACAGAGATTGTATATGAAGAAATGCCAGATATTGATGGGGATGTATTCTAATGGCACGCTATAACTATACAGCAATCAATGAAGATGGCTCTGAAGGTACAAAATACTCTGACTTCAATGAGATACCAATCAATGCTATTATTGGAGATTATGGCCATATTAGAGCAACTCGCGTGGAAGACGATACAATGGCGGGTGCGCTAGTAATCAGAGATGATTATGAAGCTTGGCGTGAAATGCTTGATCGCTGTCATTGGGTTCCAAAGTCTGAAGTTGCTACTGCAGTGGATCCAAAGCATTACAAGGGCTACGTAGAGGAATTCCAATGGATTGACACTATGAGCCGTATCCCTACGCTTAAAGATCCTAAAATATTTTCTGGTGCTGTAGAAATGCAAATTAGAAAGTATCTTGATCGCAATGGGCAAAAGGATGATGTTATACAAGAGTTGCTTAAAGCACGATGGTATTTAAACTATCTGATTGCTTATAAAGTAGCAGATAGGCCAATCATGGTAGATGAGGTCGAAGATATTATATCTTCAATTTAACAACAAAAGGGCGTTTCGCATAAGCGGAGCGCCTTTTAATCGAGACTTACTATGAATTATGTATTCGACATAGAATCGGATGGATTGCTGAAAGACGTTACACGAATGTGGATTATGGTCGTTAAAGATCTTAAAACGGGTAAACGTACAAGGTTCTTAGAAGGTGATCTTGGTTGGCAAGAGTTGTTTAACAATGCTAATCAAGTCGTTGGTCATAATATTATAAATTACGACTTACCTGTTCTTGAAAAGTTGTTTGGCTATAGACTGCCAACGTATGTAAAAGCTGTAGATACTTTAATTCTTTCACAAATACTTGACTATAAAAGATTTGGTGATAAAGGTCATTCTCTTAAAGTATGGGGCGAATATTTAGATGCACCTAAACAAGAATTTGAAGATTGGTCTAAGTACTCGGAAACAATGGCTCTCTATTGCGAAAATGACGTTGAGGTTAATACCAAAATTTTAATGGCATTGAAAGATGAATTAGACAGAGGCGCTGATAGGTTTCCTGAAAAGTTTAAATTAACAAGAGAGTACATTAAAGTAGAGCATGCAGTTGCTAAATGGTGTGCTGATGCAAGTTTGCACGGCTGGCCATTTGATGTAGAAAAAGCTTATGAGCTTTATGATGAGCTTGAAACAAAGATGAATAGTACTTATGGGATACTTAATAAAAAGCTTGGTGTAAAAACTGTAGCTTGCGATAAGAAGGCTAGTGATCCGACTGACTTTGGACGTAAGCCTAAATTCCTAAAAGACGGTAGGTATGATATACACCTTGCTCGTTGGTTTAATATTGACCAGTGGAGCGGAGTTGAGCCTGACGATCGTTTAGTAGCCGGTGAGTATTGTAAGTTTGAAATTGTACCGTTGAGTCTTAACTCAGTAGCTGATGTAAAGATATTTCTATATAGAAATGGCTGGCAACCAACAGATTGGAACTACAAGTTAACTGAAGATCTAAAGCGTGAAAGAACAACGCCTAAAATTACTGAAGATAGCTTAGAGTTCTTAGGCGGAGATGGCAAGCTATATAGTAACTATTTGACTGAGAAGGCTAGACACTCAATTGTAAAAACATGGTTGGAGAACGTAGATGACAATAATAGACTTCATGGAGACTGCATGGTTATCGGGACCCCTAGCATGCGTTCACGTCATAGTATTATTGTTAATATCCCTAGTCCTGATGCTCCATACGGGAAACAAATGAGATCATTGTTCAAGTGTAGTCCTGGTTGGAAAATAGTAGGCTGTGACAGTGCTGGCAATCAAGCTAGAGGCTTGGCTCATTTTCTTAAAGATGATAAGTTTACAGATATTCTTCTAAATGGCGATATTCATACTTTTAATGCAGATACCCTTACTCGTATTTTGAGAAAAAATCTTTACATTGATTGGAATGAGTATTGGATAGAACAGGGCGTTACGGCAGATGAAAAGCATACGTTAGAAGAGAACCTTGCTATTCGTAGAAGAAATTGTGCTAAGCGGGTATTGTATGCATTCTTGTTTGGAGCTTCAGGTGGCAAGCTTTGGAGCTATATGTTTAATGGAGAAATGAATGACACGCAAGGCAATAAAGTCAAAAAAGAGTTTATTGCTGCAGTTCCAGGTTTTAAAGAACTTCTAAAAGAGCTGGAAACTACATATGGTGGTACAAAGAAAACAGGACACGGTTACATTGCTAGCTTGGCGCACACTAGATTGTATGTAGATTCTTTTCATAAGTTACTAGTGTACAAGCTACAAGCTACAGAAAAGATTACTTGTGGTGCAGCATGTATGCTAGTACAACAATACCTACAAGAAGAAGGTATTCCTTATCAACCTTTGATTATGTATCATGACGAGTTTCAATTCATGGTACCTGAAGAGCATGCGGAGAGAGCAGTAGAATTAGGCATAAAAGCCTTCCAAGAAGGCCCTAAATTGTTTGGAGTCACCATTATGGATGGCTCTGGTTCCTTTGGTAACACTTGGCTGGAGACGCATTGATGAATAGCGAGCAATACCTTTTAGTATGTTTAATGGAAGAGTTATCAGAAGCAGCACAAGAAGCTTCTAAATGTATTAGATTCACACTAGATCATCAGTATGAAGAATACGAACACACAAACAAGCAAAAGCTAAAGAATGAATTAGCGGACGTACAAGCTATTCTTATTATGCTAGCTAGTGAATGTAATATTAGGCTGAATTGTGATATGAAATCTCACATAAGAGATAAGATAGCCAAAACAGAAATGCGTATGATTTTGTCACAAGATATGGGAGTTTTAGAAAAATGATAGCACTTATCGATGCGGATGGTTTAACTTATTCTGTTTGTTACAATCGTGAAAAGCAGAATCCAATAGTTAACCTCGATGACGAAGGTATGGTAACGTATACCACTGAAGAAGAAGCTGAATATAAAGCTGATATTTTTAGAAACTTTTGTAGAGAACTTTCTGAAGTAAGTGAAAATGTATTTGCCACAGAGTCGCGTATTGTACTTAGAGGTAAGAATAACTTTAGGCATGCAGTAGATGCATTCTATAAGTCTAAGAGAAATTCTGGCGGTATAAAGAAATATGCCGATTACATCAAAGATACAGCATTGTCGTTTGAAATGGCAATAGATTCTGAAGGTTGTGAAAGTGATGATATCATACGTATCTGGGCAGAAGAGCTTAGAGCTGAAGGTAAGGAATTTATTGTTTGTACTACAGACAAAGACCTTAAGATGATTGCTGGTAAGCACTATCATTTGAAAACTAAACAAATAAGTGAAGTATCTGAACACGAAGCCTTGATGTCTTATCATCAGCAACTTCTAATGGGAGATGCAGTTGATAGTATTCCAGGTATTTGGAAAATGGGGCCTGTAAAGTCTGCAAAGGCTTTGAAGGACTGTGTAACACTAGAATCCTTTCAAGAAGTAGTCATAAATGAGTATATTAAAGCGTATGGCGACAGATGGCCAGAAGAACTTACACTTACAGGTAAGCTTATACATTTATGGCGATGGCCTGAAGACTACTTCAGCTTGGATGAATGGCCACTGGCTAAGGAATTATTAGGTTAAATGAAATTTGAAGGAGTCGTTCCAACAACGGCTCCAGTTTCTGTTAGTAAATTTTCTAATGGGCACTGGAGATACTTTAAACAAATGAGAGAGGATAAAGCATATGTGGGATTCATCTATGCTATCTATGATAAAGCTCTTCTTAGATTCTATATTGGAAAGAAGAATTACTTCAGTACTGGTAAAGCTACTTTCGGACGAGAGTCTGATTGGAAGAGATACAAGAGTAGTAGTTCAACAATTGCAGCTCACCTCAAAGAACGACCAGCAGAAGAATTTCTCTATATCTGCTTGGGGGAATACAAAACAAAAAGTGGACTCGCTTGGGCCGAAACGTGGTCGTTGGTGACATTAAAAGCACCATTCAGAGAAGATGTATACAACAAGCGAATAGAAGAAATTACGTGGAAAGTTACAGAAGATGTTGCACCACATCATATAGAAAGATTAAATCTTATTTCTAAAGGATATATTCCAAATGACTTCGAAAGAGATTGGTAAAACCAGCTGTCCCAAATGTAACTCTTCTGACGCTAGAAAGATATATTCAAGCGGACAGAGTCATTGTTTTTCATGCGATACACATTTTAAAGCGGATGCAGATATGGCAATAGAATTTAAAGGTAGCGTACCAGCAGCAAAAGTAACACAGAAAGTATCCCATATGGATATTAGCTCGTTACGATCTGTTGCGATAAGAGACAGGAAAATATCCAAAGAAGTTACAGAGTACTTTGGTGTTAAGATGAGATTTGGGGAAGATGGTGAAGTTGATGGCCATTTCTATCCGTATGGCGACTCTTATAAAATGAGAGCATTGCCTAAGACATTTACTTGGGTTGGCCCTAATACGAACAAACTGTTCGGTCAAGATAAGTTTAATGGTGATGGCAAGAGACTTGTTATTACTGAGGGTGAAATTGATGCTATGTCTGTTGCACAAGCATCGTTTGAAAAGTACAAAAAGATTTATCCAGTTGTTTCAATGTCATCTGCCACAGGCACAAAAGCTTTACTAGAGAACAGAGAATGGATAAGATCTTTTGATGAAGTAATTCTATGCTTTGACAACGATGACGCAGGTAGAGAAGCTACTGACAAGGCTATTAAAATCATTGGTGTAGATAAGGTAAAGCTTACTAAGATGTTAGTAAAAGATGCTAATCAACTACTCCTTGAAAAGGGTGGTACAGAGGTAATGTCATGCATCTTTAGTGCAGCTAAGTATGTACCATCAGGTATTATGCGTAGAGATGAGCTTTGGCAGGCAATGGTAGAATACAACTCTATTCCTGTTGTACCATACCCTCCTTGTTTAGACACGCTTAATAGCAAACTTAAGGGTATGAGAGAACATACTATTACTTTATTCACTTCAGGCACTGGTTCAGGCAAATCTACAATTACTAGAGAGATTGCATTACACCTAGTATCTACACAAGATACCATGGTAGGTGTTGTAGCCTTAGAAGAACCACCTGCAGAGACAGCTCGTAAATTAGCGGGTATGGCTATCAGCAGAAACCCTGCTAACGAAGAACTCTCTGTAGATGATCTTAAGTGCGGCTTTGATAGTGTGTTTGGTGATGATAGAATTATGGTATTAGATCATCAAGGCTCTATGGATGATACATCTTTAATGGACAAGCTTGAGTATATGTGTCTCTCAGGTTGCCACTATATTATCTTAGATCACATAACAATTTTAGTATCTGAGGGCGTTGATGGTCTCCAAGGTAATGAAGCTATTGATAGAACAATGAATGATTTATTAAGATTAGTTAGCAAGTACCCTGTGTGGTTATGTTTGGTATCACACTTAAGAAAGACACCTACAGGTAAGAAATCATTTGAAGAGGGTCAACTACCTTCCCTAGATGATATAAAAGGTTCAGGCTCTATTAAACAAGTATCAATGGAAATTGTAGCCTTTTCAAGAGATATGTCGCATGAAGATGAAGCAATTCGTAATCACATAAACATGCGGGTACTGAAAAGTAGATTTACAGGATTAACAGGCAATGTGCCTGGAGTCGATTATGTACATGAAACAGGGCGTCTGCGTGCTAGCGCGGAAGATTTTATAACAATAGTTTAGGAATATAAATGACAGCACAAATACTAACACCAAGAGAATCTTATGGTGTGGACTACCCAGCTGCAATAGAGTTTGCTATAAAGCAAGCAGAAATCGCATGGTTTGCCCATGAGGTTGAAGTGGAAAAAGATATCCACGAATTGAAAACCAACTGTACTGAAGCAGAATATTTTGGTATTGTTAATACATTAAAGATCTTTGTACACTATGAAATCCATGTTGGTAACAACTATTGGAGAGATTATATACCTAGATTCTTTCCACGTCCAGATGTACAGCGAGTAGCATCAGTACATGCTATGACTGAACTTAATATTCACGCTCCGTTCTATTTTAAGATAAACGAACTATTAGGTTTAAATACCGATGAGTTTATGAACTCTTACCAAGAAGATGTAATTCTTGCTGATAGATTAGATTGGATGGAACGTGTTGTATCTAAGCATGAAACTACAATGGAGAAGCTAACTTCAGTTGCTATATTTAGCATGATTGAAGGTGCAGTACTCTATTCTTCTTTTGCATTCTTAAAGCATTTCAACTCAGATGGTAAAAATAAGTTTCAGAATATTAATGCTGGTATTAATTTCAGTGCTATTGATGAAGATATACATGCCCGAACAGGAGCTTGGATCTTCAATACAGCTCTTCATGAAGCACTTAATGATGCTGATGAGTATATTAACCTCGACACTTTATATAATGATCTAGAAGTAACCGCTTGGATCATTGCAGAGAATGAGCGTGATATCGTTCGAAAAATGTTTGAGTTCGGATCAATTGAAGGCATTACACCATTAATGCTAGATAATTTTGTACAAAGTAGACTTGACATATGTCTTACACGACTAGGTGCTAAGACATTATTTGAACCATCTTATAATCCAATAGCAGATTGGTTTTATGATGATATTGAATCTAGTACTTTGCATGATACATTCATTGCTATGGGTAACGATTACAAGCGTAATTGGACGGAATCTAAATTTATATGGAAGGTGAAAAATGACTAGTATTTATCGCGAATTGAGTGTTGAGCGTAAACGATTACAGCAAGAAGGTAAGCTCCCTGAGTGGATTATTACCAATAGCTGGCAACTCCTTAAGGAAAAATATGTTAGTGAAAAATATCCAGACTTATTGTCAATCTATACTCGTATTGCTAAGCACGCGAGTACTTACACGGATAGTCCAGCAGCTTGGGAAACCAAATTCTTCGAACTTCTCTGGAAAGGTTGGCTTATACCTTCTACGCCTGTTTGTGCCAATATGGGCACGGGTAACGGATGTCCGGTTTCATGTTCCGGAAGTACAGTCCAGGATTCAGTATTTGACTTCTACGCCAAGCAACAAGAGGCCGCAATTCTCTCGCAGCAAGGATATGGTACTAGTAATTATCTTGGTAATATTCGTAAACGTGGTGCCGCTATTTCTGGTGTGGCCGGATCTGCTTCAGGTGTGTTACCAGTATTTAAAGGATTTGTTAAAGTAGCACAAGATATTTCACAAGGCTCACAGCGCAGAGGTGCTTGGGCAGGTTATTTGGAGATTGAACATGGTGATTTTGACGAAGTCAGTACTCACATTCTTAACTTTCCTGATGATGCTAATGTCGGTTGGATTATTAGTGATGATTTTATTCGTCGTTTAAATGCAGGCGATAAAGATGCATTAAGACGTTATCAAAAAGCAATGAAGCTTAGAATGCTAGGTAAGGGTTATTTCTTCTTTAGAGATAAAGTTAATCGCGCATTACCTCATGCATACAAACGTAGAGATCTTACAGTAAATGCTTCTAACTTATGTACCGAGATTGCATTATTTAGTGGTATCCACTGGGATGAAGAGTATACATTCTCTTGTGTATTATCGTCAATGAATGCTTCTAAGTATGATGAGTGGAAAGATACAGATGCTGTATTCAATGCTACTGTATTCTTAGATTGCGTTAACGAGGATCAAATACGTATTGGCAAAGAAAGGCCAGGCATGGAGCGTATTGTAAGATTTGCTGAAAAGTCAAGAGCATTAGGTTTAGGTTTACTAGGCTTTCATAGTTATTTACAAGATCATAGTATTCCGTTTGAAAGTTTTGATGCTCACTTGGTTAGCCAAGAAATGTTCAAACACCTTAATATTCAATCTCTAATGGCATCTCAATGGATGGCTAGCGTATGGGGTGAACCTGAATGGTGTTTAGACCTTGGCATTCGAAATACACATCGAATGGCTATTGCTCCTAACCTATCTAGTTCACTAATAGCTGGCGGTACATCTCAAGGTATTGAGCCTATTTATAAGAATGCGTTTGTACAGAATACTGCAGGCGGTAAGATGAGAAGATCATCACCTGCATTGATGCACTTAATTGTAGAAGCTGGTCTTGATGTGCAAAAGACTCTTAAGGATATCATCAGAAATAATGGCTCTGTCCAGCATGTTGATTGGCTCAGTGACCATGAAAAAGATGTATTTAAAACTGCATTTGAAATTAACCAAAAGAGTATCTTGAAATTAGCAGCTGCTAGACAGCCTTATATTGATCAAGGTCAATCTATTAATCTCTTCTTCGATGCTGATGAAACTGAAGAGTATATCTCTGAAATACATCAAGAAGCATTTGAGCTAGAAGGTATTAAATCATTGTATTATATTCGCACTACTAATGGTGCAAGGACTAATAAAGATGAGTGTCTCTCATGCCACGGGTGAAGTACAAGTAACATTAAAAGGCGATAGCCAACAAAGACGTAAGCAGTTAAGAGAATTGTATCGTACGTATAAATATGTACAAATGAAGTTCTCTTTTGGTTACTGGCTTAAGAACACATATATTTGTTGGAATTAATCATAGGGAGGACTTCGGTCTTCCCTTTTTAACGGAGAGTATTATGAACACAGATGAAATATACGAATGCTTACAGGGTATTGCAGCAGAGCCTTCTAAGAATGCTAAGGTAGAAATGTTGGAATTTTACTTACAAGATGATGAATTTGAGAAAGTAATTGTATATGCGTACAACCCATTTATTACATTTGGTGTACGTAAAGTGCCCAGTGTCTCACATAAGGCTGGCTTACTGAAGTCATTTGATTATGATACATGGGGTCTGCTCGACTTGCTAAGCCAAAGATATGTAACAGGTAAGCTTGCAATTGAAACCTTATTAGCTACAATGGGAAAGCTGTATAACGGCTCTGAGGCAGTGTTAAGGGGTATTTTAGAAAAAGATCTCAGAGCAGGCTTTGATGCTAAGACTATTAATAGAGCTGTTCCTGGCCTAATACCTGTAGCAGCTTATATGCGATGTAGCTTGCCTAAACATGTTAAAATGGATGAGTTTCATTTCCCTGCATTTAGTCAGGAAAAGGCTGATGGCCTATTTGTAAACATTACTATAGAGGGTTCAGCCATTACAATGCTAAGTCGTAAGTACCAAGAGATGCCTTTTGATTCTTATAGAGAACTCCTAATACAAGCAGAAGGGCTTGGTGTAATCAAGGAAGGATACCAAACACATGGTGAGTTGATTGTAGAGGTCAATGGTGTACCGCTAGAACGTAAAACCAGTAATGGTGTTTTAAGACGTGTCAATCTAGGCGGAGAATTTAAAAATGGAGAATATCCCGTATTTTATTATTGGGATATTGTACCAATTACGTCTATAAGAAAGGGGATAGACCATACTATGTACATAAGTAGGTATGAATCCGTTAATAACTATGATCGGAAGTATGTTAAGGCAATTCCATCTAAGCTAGTTACAACACTACAAGAAGCTGAAGATCACTTTGTAGAACTTGCTGAGCAAGGTAAGGAAGGTACTGTATTAAAGTCTTACAGAGCTGTTTGGAAGAATGGTGTTAGTAAAGAGATTGTTAAGTTTAAAAAAGAGTTACATTGTGAATTGAGAGTAATTGATTTTAATCCAGGCACAGGAGAGAATGCTGATACATTTGGCTCTCTTAAATGTAGTACAGAAGATGGACAACTTATAGTTAACGTAGGTAATCTTACCAATGAATTAACGTGGGAAATCCACCAAAATTATGATGGCTGGATGTATGCTATCATTGAAGTAACGTATTCATCCGTGATCACTAATGAGAAGGGTGAGTATAGTTTGTTTGAACCAAAGTTTGTAGAACGTCGTTATGACAAAGAAATTGCAAATACATTAGAGGAGTTAAAATGATAGAGTTTACAGGTATTACAGAGTTGTTAATGGAAGTCAGTTTAGTTGTTATAACAGGCTCACTCGCAGTAATTATTTTAGGGTTTGCAGTATTTGCAGTTAAAAACATGTATGAGGATTTAATGAAATGAGTAAACATGCAATATTTACAGTAGGTATTAGTGGTTCAGGCAAGTCAACTTGGGCATGGTCTCATCAAGACGCGTGGCGTGTAATCGATAGAGATGTTATTAGACGTACATATCTTATCCTCAATGTTAAGGAATACGACCCTGCAGAGGATAATATGTGGGAGCATTGGGATTTCGAAACAATGGAGAACACATGCAATCGACGTAGAGAAGAGCTTATTGAAGCTGCATTATATGAGGGTAGTAATATCATCTTCGCAGACACAAACCTTAACTATAACAAGCTGCAGCCTTTAATGCAACGGTTGATCAGAGCAGACTATAGCGTTGAGTTTAAATTCTTTCCAACAACACTAGAAGATGCTAAGTACAGAAATGTAAATAGACGTGATGTTGTACCTGAACATTTATTACAAAATCAGTACACAGCTTATAACGCATTCAGAGGCGCACCTATACGGCTTGATTACAACGGTGTACCTTTTGATGTAATTTTAGACTGTATGACAGGAGATATTGATGAGGTATCTGTAAACGGTGTTTATATTGGACATGTCTTAGCTGAAAATGTAGTACAAGACCTAAGAGATGATATTAGAGAACTAGCACTAATGGATGTGAGACCATGAGTAATTTTGATGAATTAGTAGATTTATTAGGCTTTGACCAGCCTGCTGACTTAGATAATATCTTAGGGCATGCAGCTCTAGAGATCCTTGATGCTAGATATGCAATTAAAGAGCTTAATGCAGAGCTTAAACACCAAAGACAACGTTATGCTGCGTTGCGTACATTGGCTTTAAAATCAGGAGCATTCAAATGAAACTAACTGAACAAGAAAAAAGAGATAAAGAACAAGAAAATTATGTACCATTAAGATTCGATGACGATGATGAAGATTGGATTGACGATGATGAAGATGAATGGGATGACGAGGAGGACATGTGACAGGTTCATACTTTGTAGCAATCCCCGATTTAAAAACGCGTAAACTTGCGCATTTCAAAGTACCGTACGATGTGTACGTGTACATTAAACAATTAGAACATGCGGTTGCTAATTTGAAAGACCAGAGTGGAGAGATGAGACATGAGTGATAAACAAGAGTGGCAACTTTACCATCGCCTTGGTGGTGAATTGGAGATTCATAAGTCAAAGAAACGCATTCGTGTAAACGGGACTGAATTCGCAATAGGCCAGACATGGGGAACCGCGAGAAGAGGGTCGAAGACGATAATTGGCTTCAATTTCTCTAATGAAAGCATCTACTTTGAAGATGGAGGGACTTGTAGCCTGACAGGCTACTTTCCATCTTATGGCACCCTGCACGGTTGTGTAGAAAGTGATCAGTTAACAAATCTTCTTAATTAGCGGCAATTAAGTGATGATCAAGATTGAAGCGCAAATCAAACCTACGTATTCCTGTACACTCTGTAAGAAAAGTGAATCAGGGACAGATACGTATCGTGAGACATTTCAAGATTTAAATACATTAAACAATTGGGTTGAGCATATGAAGTTATGCCCACCAAAGGCTGGTATACCAGTAGGATGGGTATCAGGCGGTATATGGGGTGTTTTCTGTATTAAATGTTGGCCAATTAGGGGGAAACAATATGACATTTATTAAAGGTAAACTAACTGAAGCTCAAGAACTAGACTATTCACCCGAACCTGAAGAGCTTAATTGGGAAGAGGATGGTGATTGTATCACAGGGCCACACGGCTATGATAAGAGATGTCAATGCTATCAATGTAATCCACCGGGGTAGGTTATGAAAATCGAAATACAAAAGAAATACAAAACGCGATGTGGCTTCAAAGTTCAAATAAATCAAATCATCACATCAGTTACTACAGACTATCCAGTGTTAGGTAGGTACTTTGATACAGACTATAAAGAATGGATTGATGAGCGTTGGATGATAGACGGGCGATGCGATGAAGAAGTAGTTGACAATGATTTAGACTTAGTGGAGCGGTTATGACAAACAGAGAAGTAATGGCATTTGCAATAGGAGCCATGATAGCAGTTGCAATATCAATGATTGTTACTAGCTTTAGCTATGATGGCTATCGCTTAGTACACCAAACAAACATCGGTGGTGTAATCATCGATGGAAAGCACATCTACGAATTAGTAGAGTTATCTGATCCAGCACAAGGGGTGGTTAGAAAATGAAATTAAAAGTAGGCGGTAAATACAAAAATCGTAAAGGTCAGGTAACTGAGATTGTAGAGAAACTTGAGGGAGAACCTATATATCCTTTTATTGATAGCCAAGACTGCTCATATACACCTGAAGGTATATATCTGAGAACCCACCCTAGCCATGTTAAAGACTTACTTGAGGAGATTTATATGTTTGATTTGAATGCAACTTATTTAACAAAAGGCGGAAATAAAGTAGTAATTATTGCCAGGACTCCTAATAGGAATTACCCAATTGTCGGCCTTTCCCAAAGAGATGATACTTGGGATTTACGTTGCTGGACAGAAGAGGGGATTTATGATGAAGGCTGTGAGGGTCATTTAGATCTTGTAAAAGTATCTACTGATCATTTGCGTGCACGTAATGGTACTCCTATTAAGATATACGAAAGGTACCCTAATGAAATACATGGCGCATACCTTTCAGATGGTGAGTGGAAGTCATCTACATGGACGGATCAAGGCGGCTTTTATCAAGTCGGAAAGGAACAGTCGTGCCTAGACATCGATTTCACACCGCTTCAAAACTGGACGGCAGGCATCGAATTTCCCGCACAGGCGGGGGTAGGCGTGGCAACGGGGGGCAAGGCATGCTACCAGCCAGACCCTGCGGCAGTCGGGGCAGAGCGCATCAATCTGTAGCAAATTTTGTACCTTTAGCGGGTGTCGGTTTTATGGCGAATGTCCAACCCCGTTAAATTAACCCTATTTTCAAAAACGAAGATAGAAAACATTCGCAACTTAATTTATTTATTATACTGGAGCATATCATGTCACAAATTCAACAAGCATTCGTAATCGATGGTAAAGTTTTTGCTACTAAAGCTGAAGCACAAGCATTTATCCGCCGTCCGTTGATCTTAAAAGCTTTCTTAGATTTGACCAAAAATAACGAAGAGTTATCTAACTGGTTAGTTGAAAATCAAGAAACAGTTGAGGCTGCCTTTGAAACAGGTACTATTAGACGTGTGACTAAATCTGACTACAACAAGTTAGATAAAGCATTGGCAGAGTTGACACATGGTTTCTTATTCGACAACTTGGAAGCTGTTCGTGAATCTTTCCGTTGGCCAGCTGTTAAACGCTTAACTCCAGAACAAAAAGTTGCAGAAGCTACTACATTGCTTGCTAATGCATCAGGTAATCCTGAATTAGCTGCATATGTTGTTGCTAATCAAGATGCAATTTTAGAAGGCTACAAAGCAGGCGTTGAAAAACGTGAAATTAACACTAACGCTGTAGCTGGCTTAAATGAATGGAGAGCTAGACAAGCTGCTGAAAAGGCTGAACTTGAAGCTGCTGCATTGATTGGGCCAGAAGAAGTAGAAGCCGTTAAAGAAAGACATGCTGCTGCTACTGCTGAAAGAAATGCTGCTAAAGCTGCTGCATAAGTAAATTAACAAGACCCCTTGACCTGTATGGTTAGGGGGTTTTTAATCGAGGCTTTATGAGATTACTAGTTATATTGATTTTAAGTATCACAACGGCTCGTGCTGATGTTAAATGGATCGGCAAGGGTAAGTGTAAAGTACAATTAATTACTGAGAAGAGACATGATATTCTCGGTGGACTTGCAACAACACATAGATTTGGGAAATTACAATGTACAAAGTAGTAGGCATTACATTCAGACCGCAAGCAGTACAACAGTTCTACTATACTATAGCGGAAGGCAATTTAGGTTTTATAGAAAGAGAGCCTGGAAATCAGTATGATCCTAATGCAGTAAGAGTATTGGCATTGCATCATGGTACAAATAAGTTTGTATTTATTGGGTACTTGCCCAAAGGTATGGACAAAGTGTTTAAGAGTAACTTTGCAACAATAAGGTTTATTAAAGATCGTCGATTTGAAATAATTGCTGAATACGACAAAAATCCACATCAAGAGGTTATCAGTGTTGCGGAGAAAATAAAATGAACTTTATAAAAGTCACAGATCAAGGGACTAATGTATTGATTAACCTTGATAGAATCTCAGAAGTATGTATTTCAAAATCTGGAAAGAATTTCTCTGTAAGGATTTCATATGATGAGGTTAATGCTTGGTCAAACTATTTGTTAAATGAAGAAGATCTAGCTAAAATTGAAATTGCAATGGGACTAAGATGATGATAGAAGTTAATAAAGAGTATCGAAATATGGACTGCCACCGTGTTCTTATTGTATTAGAAAAGGATGATAGGTTTGTAGGAGTTAATTTCTTCAACGGTGATCTCTCTTGGTACCGTGGTAATGGTACATGCACAGCCGGTGTTAAATTAAATCTGTTAATGCCAGTAGAATTACAGGTTGGCAAGACTTATCTTAGCAGAGAGGGTGTTGAAGTGCTTATTGTATATATTGCAGAGAAGTCTAAGGCTGATGATCTTCCTGTATTAGGTGTATCTAAGAGAGCTGGTAAAACTGATGATGCACATTGGTACACACTTGATGGCTGTTACTATCACACTAAAGAAACTAGTGCAAATGATTTAATTCTGGAGAAACACTAATGAAGGTTGGCGATAAGATTGTAGCAAGAAATGTACCAGGTACACTATTACATATTGATGAGAACCCTGCAACAGGACTACCATATTTATGTGTATTCATCGAAAGAGGTAAAAGTCGTGCTGAATGGCTTAGTGCAGATGACTTAAGATTAGCACCCAAATTTGTTATAGGAGAGACCTGGGTAAACAGAGAGGGTCATAAAGTTCTTATACACTATGTTGATAACGATGCTCATCAAGACAGACAAGATGCAGTTGTCGGTATTATGCACCCACACAGCACTATGGCAAGCACAATAAAGTTTACTTTACATGGTATGTTTTACTCACACAGAGATGATGATTGGGATTTAATGGAGAAAGTACAATGAACTGTAAATTTACTATGTTTAAACCTAAAGGCGCATTCGAGAAAGAAGCGCTTTATCCACGTATTGCTGCAGGGTATAGAGGCGCATTACAGCGTGAAAGAAAACTCTCTAGCACTTTGCAAGTAATTGTCTTTGACCCAATAACAGGCAAACAACGCCATATTGGAGATTTACCCGCGACTTATGGAAATGTCTTCCCTTATGAATACACGGTAGCTACATTCGAAATTATAAAGCGTAGTGGTAATAATATAACATTAGTAGTCACCAGTGTTGTAGCAAATCCCTATTTAGCAGTCGGTGAAATTGAGAGACTCGTTGATAGTATACCGCATGTTTTCGAGAATGACAGCAGTGCTGGCCATAAATCGAAGAAGAGATGACGTTTAATTCTGGAGGTATTCTAAGATGTTAAACTCAGGCGAGGCAAGAATATGAACGACTCACAAAAAGAAATGCGCAGATTTACTAGATTACTTGCCTTAAGGGATGAATTGTGTCCTGACTTTGTAGTTGATTGGTCTTTGGAGAATAAGGGTAATTTTGTATTGCGCTTTAGTTTTCTTCAAAATGTATGGCAGCCTGACCCTTATGGAACTTATGATGGAAAAATTGGACCTTACTTTAGCAAAGAAGCGGCTGAAATAGCTTGTAAGATGTTAAACTCAGGTGAGGTAGAACTATAACCAACCCCCTCTCTACTCTCTCATTTGGATGCCTTCGGGTGTTCATTTGGGAGGGTAGGGAGGGATTCCCCCCTTATTTTTTTTTCGCTTTAAGGATATTATATGAGCCATAAAACACGCAAAATTTGGATAGCAGCAAACGGCCCAATACCTAATGGTTATGAAATAGATCATATTGATCAAGACAATACTAATGATGATTTATCAAATTTAAGACTTGCAACACGTGCTGAAAATTGTCGTAATAGAAAGAAATGGGAAAATACAACAAGCCGGTATAAAGGTGTATATTGGTGTAAGCGCAGGCAAAACTGGATAGCCCAAATAAGGTACCATAATAAAACTTATTATATCGGTAAGTTTGATAATGAATATGAAGCTCATTTGGCCTGGGTAGCATCAACCGAATCGCTATACGGAGAATTCTTTAACAATGGTATCAGAACATAGTTCAGATGGTGATATTAGATCACCTTATAAAGGAGTCTTTTGGCATACTAAAAGATGTAAGTGGGTAGCCAGTAGTCGTGTAATACAAAAGTTTAGAGTTGAAAAGAAATATATTGGTGCTTTTGATTGCCCTCATGAAGCTTATAAAGCTCGTAAGGCATTCGAAGAACAATTAGAGCCTCAATGGGAATTGGTACCTTACGATGACTAGACCCCGTTAAATTAACCCTTTAGCTGCCCCCTTAATTATCCATCATTTATAGTTATTCTTTAATTAATACTTATTAATATAATAACATTACTTAACCCCGTTAAATTAACCCTAAAAATTAAATAAATAAGAATAGTACGTAAAATTGCTATTCGATTGAAAACCTAGAGGTTTGTATGAGTGAGTTGACGAGAATCCACAGTATCAAGCGTGGTGGTCATGCGGCTATTAACAAACTTAACGAATTGAGATTTGATCCGATCTATGAACTGGTTACTAAATATCGTGAGATAGAGAAACAAATAGAGTTCTATAATGATTGGAGAGACAACATTATTGTACCTTTGACGTCTACCGGCAAGACACGTACATATAATCAAGAAATACATATGAATCTCTATGACAAGTTAACTAATGTCGCTGAAAAGCTATTAAGATATGGGTATGGTAGAGTACCCGAATTACACGAAGAAGCTGTACAAGAACGTGTACCATTAATCATAAACCTCAATAAAGAGGGCGATACATATATAATTGGAGAGCAAAATGAGTTACCTGATGATTTACCTGTTGATAACTATTAGCCTGTACTATATAGGCTTTATTGCGTATTCAATACTTGTACCTACAGTAACAGACCGTGCTCTAAATTGGCTGGTTATGATGGTTTGCTTGAACTCATTTATCTACATATGGTACCAAGTATGCTCCTCAACCTAATTATACTGGGTATTGGCCCATTTGTAGAACTTAATACATGGATAGCTATGGTGTATGCAATAACAATGCTTAGATTGTTTGCAGGTGCCTTGGAGATTATTCGTGGCTATTAACCTGCACCCTGCGCAATCTGAAATATATCGCGCCTTATTTATTGATCGTAGTGTAAGATATGCAACCGTTTGTTGTGCTCGGGGCTGGGGTAAATCCTATAAAGCTGCCGTAGCTGCTATCTCAGCAATATTTGAACTATTAGAATTACCTCATAATGTACCTAATAAAAAAGTGTACATTATCGCTCCTACCTTTGATCAGGTGAAGGATATTTACTATCCTCTTATAAACTATGACCTTGGGATGGAGCATTATGCAATTAAAGCATCTAGAGACACAGGACGTTTTCTATTTCCAGGTAATGTAGAATTAATACTATTATCCTTTGAATCGGTAGAACGTATGCGTGGTAAGGGTGCTTATTTTGTAGTATGGGACGAAGTCTCTTCTTGTACTAAAGGTATTACTGCCGAAGAAGCTTGGCAATCTGTTATACAACCTACTATTGCTACTAGATGGAGTAATAGAAGAGCAAAAGCAGTTGGTGCTAAATCTCCTGGGCGTGCATTAGCTATTAGTACTCCAAAAGGGTATAATTTCTTTCATGAAATGTGTATGTACCACGAAACAGATCCTGATTGGGGTTTCTGGCAATATGATTATTTACAATCACCATTCCTTGATCCTGTTGAGATTGAAAAGTTAAAAGATAAGCTAGACCCTGTAACATGGGCCTCAGAATATATGGCTTCATTTGCAGAGTCTGGTAATAGCGTATTCTATTGTTTTGATAGAAAGAAACATGTAGATGCTCATTTACAATACTTTGAACCAGGAGAAGATGTACATGTCTGTATCGACTTTAACGTCATGCGACAATGTTCTAGCATCTTTGCACTCAGAGGTCATCAGATGCAGTTTATCGATGAGATGCAAGGACACCCAGACACTGAAGCCCTCGCTATCGCTCTTAAAACTAAATTCCAAGGGCATAAGATCTACGCCTATCCTGATCCATCAGGAAGAGCTAGAAAGACTTCTGCGCCAGTGGGACGAACGGATTTTAGCATATTAGAATCTAATGGTATTATTTGTATAGCACATAGAGCAGCGCCACCCATTGTGGATAGTGTAGCGGCTGTTAATCGTAAGTTACATACAGCATCTGGTAAAATAGATATGTATGTACATCCCAGATGTAGTGGTACCATTTTATCATTAGAGAGAACAAAGTGGACTGACCGCAACTTAGATATAGCGACTATCGATAAGTCGGAAGGTATAGAACATTTCTCTGATGGTGTACGCTACGCAGTAGAGTATCTATATCCAATTCAAACAGGTGGGAAAAGAACTTCCCGAGGTTTCAACTTTTAAGGATATTAAGATGGAAACACAAGACTGGGTCAACATCTTTATTGGTGTTGGAGGGACTATTGCAACGACTTTTATAGGGTTGTTAACAACCAAGTTCAAAAGTCTAGAGGACGACCATGATGTGGCTATTCAAGCATTAAACGATTTAAGAATTTTAATTGCAACTGATTATGTTAAAAGAACAGATTTAAATGTACATCTTAGTGAGATATCTCGCAAACTAGATAAGTTAGAAGAATTAGAGGTACAAATGTCTACTCATTATGCACGTAAAGAAGATTTGAGAGGTCTAGGCGATAGTTTGGGAAAGAAACTAGACCTAGTACTCGAAAAGTTAGAGAGAAAAGTAGATAAATACGATTATACCCCGGAACGGAGGAATAATGGCTAGGTCTAGAATAAATGTAATAACAACAGATTTAATATCCGATGCTGGTAATTCATTATGGTCATTGGTACAAGGTGAGCAACTTGAGTACCCAATTACAGTGGGTTTCTTAGGGCGTACTGACTTAGGCCATACATTTAGTGCTGTTGTTGCTGAAGGTTTAAACACAACAATCGGTAAGGATAAAATACCAACTGCAATAAGACCAAACGGTATTGTTACCACACTCTCCATTAGAAATCCAGTTAATAGAGATTTATGGAATGCTACCCTTGCTTACAATGCAGAGGAAATTGTTCTCTACAACAATAGCTATTACAGATTAACAACTGGTACATCTAGAGTAAACAGTACAACACCTGCTTTAGATAGTGCGTGGGCATTAACATCCCCTAATATTATTTACATTAGATTCCCCGAGACACTCGGGACAAATTGGTTAGTAGGCCCGTCAGTAAGCAAAGCTGCATATGGATTCTTCGAACTACAAGTTTCGGAGCCACCTGCGGTACTGTTTAAAAGAGTATGGAAACCTGTACGCGGAACTGTGGAGCTATTATTTAGTCCCACAGAATTATAGTGTATGTTGTAACACCTCTTGAGAAGACAGTTAATGCAATCCTAGCAAAAACTACAACAATTTCAGCAGTAACACCCTCAATAACTAATATATTAGCTAATGTTTCAGTAACTTCAATAATAGCTTCAGGCGAGATTCAAGACTTAGTCTTTGCACCTGTAGTACCAATAACTGTCATTGATGGTAATACGATAGTTACACCTACATTAGCATACTCTCCTGTTTTAGAAAATATATCAAGCAGTATTAGTATGATGCCTTACACGGCAAGTGCAGCTACTGTTTTACAATATGAACTAACAGGTGTCGAGAAAGCTCCTACTATTTTGTACTCATCGCTAGATGCAGAGTATGTTATGGAT